TAGTACAGCGCCGCGACGCCGTTGGTACCCTGCGCTTGGCCTATCGGATTGCCTGTTCTTAGGATAACGTCTCCCGTTGATTGCCCCGCTGTGATCAACGTATTAATCGCAGCGGCCCAATTGGTCAGTGGAGTGCCTGCGCCTCCACTTGGATAAATATCGTTGATATCAACACAGATAATTGTCAGATCGGGTGCGACAGTCGGCAGTGACGCGGGAGTGTTGAATGGACTGCTGACGAGTGCTGCCTGCCCTTCTGCTGTTACACCAGATGCTCCCATGTTGTAATGTTCGATAGCGGGAACAGTGGACAGCCTGACCGCTATCCCGACAATCTCGTTGTATACGCCAGAACCTGCGACGACATTGACAGTGCCATTGACCGCTGTCGTTGTGAATGTAGCCTTAGCAAATACCGCAGTACCTGTTGTCGTGGTAGTGCCTAGCGATGCGCCGCCGTTTACGTTAACTGTGAACGACGAATACGAAGGGTTTGTTATATAGTAAACGTCAATCGTATCGAACGTGATACCAGGAGTGAACGCTATCGTTGCGCCACTACTAGCGGAAACATAGGTTCCTGCCCCGAACACAATATCTGTAGATAGTATCCAAGTTCCGGTAAAGGCTAATCTGGTGTCATACGCTGCTATATTAGATACCGCTGATCCAACGTTGTTAGATGTGAATGTACTGGCTGAATGCGATATCGGTGTCGCACTGTAACCCCGGTACCGTTTGTCCAGAATGTTCGCTACACAATTAGCCATGCAGTAAGGGCGAACGGGAGGACTTGAAGCACCTAAAGCGAACAAACCCATAGTCGTTGAATCACCTATGTAGGCGACTTTCATGTTCCCTTGACCAGACCTGACTCGCGCTAACCCAGCCCGTAACTTTTGAGTGTTCTGCGCAGTCAGATTGAATATACCTGTCCCGCCGCCGTGAGCCGTATTAGACCCATCAACCCCAAGACGCCACGCATTGGCATCGGACCATACTGGCCCTCGATCCCCCGTATAGGCAATCGTCCCTGCGGGCACAGATGTAGCGGCATACGCGGAAATAAGCGTTGCAAGCGTGGCGTAGTAGCCGAGATTAGGTGCAGCAGACATTTTAGGTTCCCACCAGTGTTAGGCTGATTATGTCGCCCGAAGTGGCAGCAGCCGATACCGTACATCCGGTCGTGGATCGTGCGGTTTGAATGAAGGCTATTTGCGAGGTCACATCACTTGCCGAACATGACCATCCATGAATGACGGCGGGCAATGTCAACGCCACGGTACAGGTGCCAGTTGCGCCTGCACTTAGAGAACCTCCTCCGACTGTAACCGGCCCAAGAGGGACGACATCTCCCGTCAATGACGAGTAGCTACAACCACTGGCTGAAAGAGCGGTCGATGCCGCAATGGTCAAGGAATTGACGGCAGTATTGCCCACGGAATCGACGCTGTACCCGTTAGATGCGAAACAATCCGCCCCGGAAGCAAAACTCGCGTACATACAACTAAAGCCGTACTTACCTATCGTCGCATTGTCGATAGTGAACCCTTGAGTCACAGTCGGATTTGTAGTGCCGGGGCCATTACCAACAACCCGATAACCCCAGCCTATTGTAGTAGGGGTGGCGCTCTTGAACGTGATGACATCAGATGCGCCGCAACCGGAGGCATTAGTGCCAGTCGTCAACGTAAAAGACGTTGCAGCTACCGTGGCGACAGTATCGTTAGCAGGGATACATCCCAAACTGTCGGATACCGCCAATCCCGCAACAACATTATTCGAAGTAAGCGTAGATGAACACGAACTCACTGACGATGAAGAATTGGTGGTAGTGCATGTGCTCGGCCATGTATAGGTGTAAAGCTCTACTTGATGCCCGATTCGAACACCTTGACCAGACGGAATATTCCCTGATGCAATTCCGGCTGTATCCGTACTAGAGGCATAGATATCTGTTTCATCACCCGTCATCCCTGCGCCTTCAGTTGCGGATGAATTAAACGTCGAATCTGCAACAGAGAAAAGCGTCCCCCAAACAGGTGATCCTCCTGTACCTACGTGACGAGTAGTGACTGCTGCTAACGCTAGATGCTGCCCACTACCCGTTGCCCAGGTGTCTAATTTCGAAGTCAATCCCCACACATAATCATTGAGAGCACTCGCTTCAGTAGGTATAACTGTAGTAACTCCCAGCGTATTCATTACAAATCCAGCAGTACCTCCCGTTCCCGTCACTGACTGGTAAAACTGGAATAACGCGGGCGCATCGGCAGCAGCGCTGGTATTCGTCAATCCCGTACAAGCAGTCGGCGTTGCGGCTATCTGCGTCGTATTACACACAATCGTGCCAGGAGCCTGAGGTTGCAACGAAGACAACGGAACAGATCCCGCCGCGGTGCACGAGCTGTTGACCCATGTGCTCGTCACCGACTGATACACCACGCACTGACCGTTGGTCGGACTCGTAATGTTGAACGTCGGCGCCGATCCGAAATTATTGAGGTTCGTGTTTGTCTGTCCAAACGCGGCCGCAGACATACACAGCGCGAGCAGTGCAAACTTAATTCGATTCAGCATGGTTCAGGCCGTCCTGTTCTCGAGGATGCGTAAAGTGACAGGACCCCCGCTGTTCATTTTCAGTCGATAGGCCATCATCGGGCCGTTCGGAAAACTCGACACGTTGCCCGTCTGCGCCGACTCGAGCGTGATGATGTCGTCAGCATAACCGCCGACCTGGTTCATGATCTGAATGTCGGTGGTGCCCTGCAGATCGTAGTTGCCGGTGCCACCGGGCGCGAAGAAGGTACGCACCTGGGTCTGAAACTCGTTTCGCTGCGCGCCGATGATGAGCCACGGCGAGTAGACCACTGAACCGGTGCCCACCGTCACGTTGGCGGCGGTGGCCGCCGACGGGGTGATCGAATACACCACGCTGTAGAGGTTGGCCGAGGTCGCCGTGCCGACGTTCGCGCCGCTGAGACTTTCGCTGATGAGCTCGCCGGAAGGTCCTAATCCGACGATCTTGAACGTGATGCCCGAATCGTTGCCGGCCGATGCGATCAAGACCGGCTGCGCCGCGCCCAAGACCGCGGCCGTGCCACTGATCGGCAAGCCCGCGCCAGGTTGCAGGTACGAGGTGCCATTCGCTTTGACCTGACTGATCGTGCCGGCATTGGAAGGAACCGGCTGACCCGTCTTCGCAAGCGCGCCGTTCAGGATGAGCGCCACGCTGGCCGTCCCCGCCTGCGAGGTGGCGATCGCGGTCAGGGAGCCCGTCTGGCCCGTCAGCGTGGTTTGATTGCGCAGTTTTGGCACGTCACATCCTTGCCACCGGTCGGATCACCGGATTGACCTGTTGCTGCGCGCCGCCGGCCGTCGGTTGCGCCTGGGCGTTGCCGACCTGTGCTGCTTGCGGCGCGGGCAGCGCGCCGGCATTCGAGGGCTGCGCCATGAGCCCTGAACCAATGACGGCGCTGTTTTGCAACCCGGCGCCGCTGACGGGGCGCGGCAGATAAGCCGGATTGCCGGCCGGCATGGGCGTCGGCTTGACGTCCGGCTGCGCCATACCCTGCGTCGGCAGCAGCGGGCGCATCGTATCGCGAATACTGCGGGCGGCCATGATTTTAAGCCGGCGGCACGCCGAACAGATCTACCTGGGTCGATGCGTCTTTCGGTTTCAGCAGCACCGAGTAGAAGCTCGAGCCGTTGAGCGTCCCCGCCGGCGTCAGCGTACCGCGCACGTCGCCCGTGGTCGAGGTCGCCGGATAGGTCACATCCGCCTTGACGAACGTCGAGGCATCGACCGCGTCGTTGAACATAAAGGCAAACACATCCCCTGAGATGCACTTGAACGGCAATCCGAGCGCGTTGCCGGTGCCGACCGTGCAGGCCGTGACATTCGCCGAGACCGCGATCGAGGTGATGGTGGCAAAGGCCTTCTTGCCGGTGAACGAGGTGCCCGAGGCCGAGGATTCGGTCTGCGCATATCCATACATGTCGGTGCCGGTGACGGTCAGGACGGCCGTCCCGGTCCAGGCCGCCACGATATTGCGCGCGACATCGGTCGTGGCCACGCCGGAGGTGGCGAGCGCGCCGTTCGGCACCACCGGCGTGCCGGTGTTGATCGAGCTCGACGTCAGGATGCTGTTGGCAACGCCCACCACCGGCGGCTGGCCGCCGACGGTGGCTGCGGTGGTTACCGCATTGACCAGTGCGCCGCTGCCGCCATAGGGCCCGAGCGTGGCGCTGGCGACCTGGGGAAAGCTCGCCGGCAGGAACGTGCACGTGGTGGCGCCATTGGTGAAGATGCCGTTCAGCACCTCGCCATCGGAGAAGGTGATGGGCCAGATACCCGATGCGCCGCCCCAGTTGGCCGACAGCGTGGCGCTGGTGGCGCCGGCGGCCGGCGCTGCCGAGAACGTCACGGCGCGATTGCCAACGGGCTTGAAGCGGTATTGCAACGTGATTTCGCCGCCCGGCTTGCCGGACTGGTAGTTGCCAATCGAGGCGCGACCGAAGAAAACCTGGTTGGCGCGGGAGAGCAATTGTCGTGACATGAGGAAAGCTCCTGATGGGCAGCCCGCAATGGGCATCCTTGAATCGGCATCCGCCGTTCGAGGACTCGTGCCCTCGAACGGCGGCGTGGATCAATTGCCGGACGCTGCCGCTCCACGCGGGTTGGTCCAGCCCTGGCTGTAGCGTTCCGAGACCTTGTAGCGCAGGTTGCCGGTCTCGAAATCGCCCTCAAGGCCCTTCTTCAACGCGCGCCGGCTGAAGGCGCGCAGGCCATCCGGCACGTCGGTGATCAGCACCCACTGCGTGGGCGAGAACATGTAGCGGTTGACGGAGAAGCCATCGCGGATCGTGCCCAGTTTGAACAACGCATTGATGTTGTTGTCGCCGGTGTCGGGCTGGTAGGGCGTCATCAATAGCCTGGCGGCCACGAACTGCAGTTCGGTCGGGATGACCAATTTCTTGATCATCGCGCGCACCGGAATGCCGCGCTCGTCGGTCCACTCGGCGATCTGGATCGAGATCTGCTCAAGCGCCGCCTCGGAGAGCTGCGCGGAGGTCGCGAGCATGTTCGATAACGTGCCCCCGCCGCCCAAGGGGTGGGCGGTCGAGAACAGCGGCACGCCATCGCCGCCGGGGTTGGTGGCGGCAAAGCCGTAGTTCAGGATGTTGGTGCGATTGAGCTCCTTCGAGTACTTCATCGAGCGCCCCATCGCACGCGCGATCTGGCTGCCCATCGTCAGGTACAAATTGTCCTCGACCGCCTCTTCGGTGATCGCGACCGCCTTGACGATCGTGTTGTGCTGATAGCGCGCGACGAACGTCTCATACATATCGTCGTACTCGATGGGCGAACCTTCCGGCTTGTTCTCACCCGGCCCGGTGCCGGCCATCATCACATCTTCTTCGTACGCCTTTTCAGACGGGCTTTCGACGAAGATGTCGGGCCACAGGTCCGGATACTCGTTGTAGGCAAGACCCACCACGGCATTTAAGCCCAGTTGGAGCTGCTTGCGTTCGTCACTGCGTAAAATGGCCATTGCTAGCTCCTGTTAGTACGGGGTCGTCACTGCATTTTTGTAATGCAGGAAAATCGACAGCACGGCGCGTGCATACTGGCCGTAATTGTTGTTCGGCAACGCGCGCAGCGCCGTGACCTGCAACTGCTGCGTGGTCGAACTGCTCGAGAAGGTCGATTGATCGACCATGTCGCCGGACTGGCCCGTGAGCGGCGAGCCGGTGCCAATCAGCACGTTGGCGGTATTGCCGATGTTGGTGTTGACGAGGCCCGCGGTACCGGACACCTGGCCGTCGAACAACAGGTCCGGATCGTCGAACACCAGCGCTTCGGGCGTTGAGCCTGCTTGCACGGTCTGGCCCGAACCCCAATACGGCCGAAACTGCACGCTGCCGCCGGCATCGATGTAATTAACCCCCTTGAATACCCCGATGGAGGGATTTGCGCCCTCCGCCACCACATCGATGTTGGCGCCGGTGCCGGTGGGCTTGACCAGACTGCCGCGGTAGATGTTGGAGGCCAGGCCGCCGGCGATGGAATAATCAGCGCTGGTGTTGGTCCGGTTCGGGGTACCGCCGGCCGAATGCTTGATCGGCGTGAAACCGGACGGATTATTGACGTTCGCGGGAACTGCCATGGAAAATGCTCCTTGAAGGCGGACGGGGGATCAACGCACCACTACTCATCGGCATCCTTGGTCGGTGGGCGTCGGGCACGCATTCGCGGCTGCGTCATTTCCGTCTCGTTGATGTCCTCCACCAACGGCATTTTCGAATTCGCTTCTGCAAGACCTGGCCGGCGCCGGGTCACCTGCTTGGTGGCCTGGTCACGCCGGGAGTTGTAGAACTTGTCGCGCTGGGCTTTGAAAGCGTTCGGCAGTTTCATCAGCACCGTGGTCTCATCGCCGATGACTTCGCCGTACTTCGCCAGTCGGCCCGTGAAAGTCTCGGTCGGCAGATCCTCTTCGGCGAGCTCGCTGGGACGCACGAACTGATAGCCTTCGCGAATCGACATGAGCAAATTGCGATCATCGCCAAAGCGGTTGCGGTGGCGCGCGACCCAGCACAGGGTGTAGCCCGGTGGATCGGGAAAGGACGGCAGCGAGTAGGCGCGCCGCCAGCTCTTGGCCGCGCCGCGATCGACCACGGTGACACTGGCCGCCTGCTGCGCGAGTGACGGGCCGTGGCTGCGGTCGACCTTGTGCATGTCATCGCCACCGCGATGCCGATTGCCGGCTTTTTGTTTGGCGAGCGCGGGTTTCTTGGCCTCGCGCTCGTGCTGCTGCTGTTTGAGATCGGCCGCGACGATGGCGCCCGACACCTCAATCGTGCTCGCGTTCATCGGCTCACCCGCTCGTAGTTCTGCTTCTCGCGCAGGAAAGCCAGCACGTGCCCATTGTTGTCGGGATCCATGTTCGCGTCGCGCATGGTTTTGATGTCCTTGGCGTCGAGCGTCGCGCGCTGGGCACGCCCGCCGTCACCACCGCGGTCTTGAAAGTTGGCGGCCGCGGCACGGCGCGGCGGCGGGCGCGGGCGCTCATCGTCCGCATCGCGGCGGCGGCTGCGGTTGTCACCTTCCTCGTCATCCTCGAGATCCTCATCGGGATCGGCGGCGCGGCCGCGGCGCGTCTGCACCTCGAGTGCTGGGAATTTGGATTTCAGACGCTTGGCGACCTCGCGGAACGTCTCATCGTCGTTGGCGTCGTAGCCCTCGTCCTGGATCAATTGGATGTAGAACTTGCTGGCCGCGTCCTTTTCGATCTGATACTCAGGGTCGTGCCACCACTCCTCGTTGGCCAGAATGAAGCGCGAGCCAGCGGCCGTGGGGCCTGCGGACTGGCGCGCCGTGGTCGTTGTGGTGCTCGAGGTCCTGTCATCGCCGCTGGTGTCGCGGCGCTGCGAAGCACCGGAGATTTTGGCGTGATAGGCGCCATCGGCCTTGATCATCTCGGCCGTGATGCGCGCCGCTTCGGCGGAATCGCCGCGCTCGTTGGCGGCCGCCAGTTTCTCGGTGAGCTCCTTCATTTTCGTTTCGTGCGCGCTGGCGGCCGCCTCATCGCCGCCGCGCTCGACTTTGATGGTCTCGTAGGACTTGCGAAGGTCGGCGATTTCCTGCTGGTGGCGCGCCTGCTGGTCGGCGAGTTTCTGGTCGAAGGATTTCTGGATGTTGCGTTGGAAGCGCGACATGCGCTTGAACAATTCGCGATCGGCGCGTGAATACGGCTTCTCGCCCTGCGCACCTTCCTGGTTGTCGCGCACCTGGGAGGCGACGCTCTGCCGGCGCTCGACCGCTTTGTCGGGGTCCGGCTCGTTCAAATCGACCGAGATTTCGGCCGTCTCAGAGGCGGCCGTTGCGGCACGCGCCTGGCTTCTATCTGCCATGAATGGAGGCTCCCGTAGTCACTTGCGGGCAATGTAGCCGCGAGGCTTACGAGAAAATATGTCAGCCGCTGACAGCAAAAACGGCCAAAAAACGGCTCAAGCGGCGTTGCGCGCCAGCCCGATCAGTTGCGGAATTGCTGCCTCACACGTAGAACTTCCACGCGTACGGGTCGCCCGTAACCCCTAGAAAATCCGTCAATTTGAACACCTTGAACTCGGTACCGGTGCGGCGCATCTGCATCGACTGACCGGTATGCAGCTGATAGAAAACGTACTTGCCGATGAGCTTTTCGGCGCAGTCGATGCCCGGTAAAAAATTCTTCAAATCCAAGCCGCTCGCCGTCTTGCCTTCGAAAGCGAGCGGTCCGCACTTGAGGACGCGCGCGACCGTGCCCTGCCATCTATCCGCTTCGGATGCGATTTCCGGCACGTACACCGATGTGCCGCCCTTGCCATCGGACATGGTTCGCGGTTGCACCGGAACGACAAAGATGTGCCACAGGGAAGGCTCGAAGGGCACCGCGCGCTTCAGCAATTCGAAATCTTCGTTGTCCTGCTCCAACTCGCGCTGTGCCGCGAGATCAAGGCGGCTCAAGTCAGTTTTTGCTTTCAGGCTCGACATCTTCGTTTCCTTGCGTCAATGATTTGATTTGCTCGTTCACCCGGTCTATCGCCCATTCCAAGCCTTTGCAACGCCCGACCAGGTCCGCTTCCGAATGCCCATGCGCCAGTTGCTCTTTGTGATGTTCGCGCTTGGCGGTCAGCACTTTGCGCAAGGATGTCAGTGCTTCATAAGCTTCGGCCATTACGGATGCAACCGCGCGCCACCAGCGGCCGATCGCGTCTGGGCGCGCAGATAATCGGCGTGGCCGACCCGCCAACCGTTGTACCAGGCATACCCTTCGTTGCAAGGACCTTTGTAGTTGCGCGCCAAGCGCACACCGCCCTGCCGACCCGTCTCGTAACCCAGACCCTGATGCGCACCGACGTTGAAACGGGTGGCTTCCAAGGTGTAGAGCGCATGCTCGAACGCCTCCAGGGTTGCAATCATCTGGTCGGCGGCTTCAACGGTGGGCTCGAGAACGACTTCTCCAAACATCATCCCTGTCGCGGTCATGGGAAATAGCGTGCGGATATCGGGAAATTCTTTTTTGACCCAGACTTTGTACCATTCGAGCCAACTGTCGATGGCATCGTCCGACGGCAGCCATCGTATTTCATCTGCCTGGGCGTCAGATCGTGGCTCCCCGCAGGGATTGGCCAACACGGCAGAACCATCGACCATATAGACGGCGCCGGCCGCCATGGCCAAAGTCCATTGGATGAACTGGCGCCGATCAATCATCGCGCGCGAACTGGCGCTCATGCGTGGGAGCGGGCGACCACCCCGCCAAAATACGCGCGCCGCCAAACAAGGTGGCGGCAATCCAGAACGCCAGCCCCAAGGCAATCAGGTTGACGCGCGGCACGGGAACGTTGGCGGCGGCGATGCAAAACAGCACCAGCGCCACGATCATGAATAATAACGACACCGACATGGTGGACTCTCCGAGTTATCGTCGTTTTGGTTTGACCCTGTCAGGCAACGGCTTGAGAGTGCGTGCCTGATCGGCCGTAGCATAGTCCCGGCCCACAGTTTGCGGAATACCGACTTGACGTGCGAACGTTGGATTGTGCGCGACCGCTTCCATGAGCCGGTGCTGGCGCATCGACCTACTCGGCATCGCCCTCATCGTCCCCGTCATCGGCGTCGTGACCTATGTCGGGCCCCTCGCCGCGTGGCGGCATGTCTGCGTCGCGATAGCCGCCGGTATCCTCGTCCGTGTTTGGCGCCTCACCCGACTGCGGCTCCTCGAGGTCTTGGGCCGGCGTGCGTTCGAGGCGCTGCCGTTTGATGTCTTTTTGGCTACGGCTAGACATGAAATCCCTCACCGTGGATAACACGGTCGCGCGCAAGCACGCGCAGATCTTGATCGCTCAATCGCCGCGCAAAATAAGTAAATGACGCAGTTTGGTCCGGAGGAATCCTCAAAAACCACGCGTACTCGCCTTCAAAATATTTCAACATGTCAAAGAGCGCTGGATCGGGTTGCCTGTAGGGCAGTGGGTAAATGGATTCGGCAGACGATCTGGCCGGCAGGAAAATTTTCCTGTTGGGCACCAGCACGGTATTAGCCGCCCCGGCGAGCGCCAGCATGGAAACGAAGCCGCGGCGCGTGATATTCACAGTGATGACACTTCAGATCGTATGCTTGGCTATCGTCTCGCGCTCGCCATGCCCCATCACATTCTTGGTCGGCACGCTGCGCTCGCGGCCCATGGCCGCCTTCTCGCTCATTTCGCGTTCGGGCTCCATGGCCTCTTTGCGATTGGCCTGAGCGGAAGCCATGTCTGACATCCCCTCGGCGGACTTGGTGCCAACGCGGCCGCCCTCGCCGATGACATGATCAGCTTCGACCGATCCTTTCTTGATCTCGCGGCCGCCTTTGACGGTGCGTTCGCCCAACTGCTCGTCCTCGGATGCTTTGATGTGCCTGCCCTCGGCGCGGCGCGTGCCGGACGGCGCGGCGGCATCGCCGGCGCCGGGCTCGCCACCGGTCATGCCACGGTGCGGCTCGCGCGCTTCCCGGGAGACGTGTTCCGTGACGTCATCCTCCATGTCGGCGCGCAAGCCGGCGGCGCCGTGCGTACCGCGCAGCCGCCCTTTGGGTTCGGCCATGGTATGCGGCCCCTTGCCGGTCGACTCCTCGTGGCCGCCCTTCTCGACGTGGCTGCGGTTGCCTTTGCGGACCTCATTCTCCTCGTCCATGCGATCGATCACGTCTGGTCTCCTTCTTCAGTGTCCATGGGGGATGACATACCTCCCATCGGCGCGCCGGGAGGCGCCATACCGACGTTGTCCTGGGGTTGTGGCGCCATGGGCATGCCCATGGGAGGTGGCGCGGAGGGCCCTTGGGCAGCCGACATCGGCGCGCCTTCGGGCCGATTCGGTTGTGCGTGCATACGGTGCAGACGCTCGTGCGTGCTGCCGCGATCGGCGCCGTGGGTCGTACGATGGGCTTTGGAGCCGTGGCGGGTGCGTGCTGTCATGCGAGGTTTCCTGCTCGAAGATGTTCGAGGTGTAACTGGGCCAAAAGAATCAGATGTTCGACGGCTTGCGCTTCGGCAATACCCTCATCGGCGTAGAAAAATGCGGGATCCTCGAACGACCTTGCCTGCCGCCCCATGGCCTCGCGCACCTCGCGCGCATCGCCGGGGTTGCAGCGCACGGAGCTCGGCACGTTGACGGTGTAGGCGGTGATGGCCTCTTGCAGCGCCGGCGTCATGTTGATGTGCGGCACAGGGCGCTTTTTGGGGCTGTTCAGCACGCTGCTCATACGCCGGTCCTCAAGTTGTCTTCCAGGGCCTGTTCCCGATAGAACGTTTGATTCTGGCCGCCAGAATACAGCCGGGCGAGCACGGATGCGACCCCTTCGAACGACATGCCCATCTCCTGGGCCGCGTTGGCAAACTGCCTCGGGGGGATATCGGCGCTGCCGGCTTTGAGTTTCTGGCGCAAAAAACCGCGGGCAGCGCGCACCTCGGACCCCTTGGCGCTCATTTGACCGAACCGCCCATGTGGGAATCCGCTTCAGCCTCCTCGTCCGCGGCTGCCTTGGCCACCTGATCGGCCTGCTTGAGGGTTTGCTGATGCTGCTGGTCCGCCTGCTGCAAGCCGCTTTCGTGCGACTGTTCACCTTGGTCGAGCGCTTGGGCGTGCTTGTCGGCACCCTGGACCATCGTGGCGTGATGTTTCTGCTCGCTGTGCACGATATCCACCACGTGCTTGTCACCCTTGTGCAACAGGTCGGTCTGGTGCTCAAAGTGACCCCGCACCATGTCCGCGGCGCCGGCGATCGAGAGGCGTGCCTCTTGGTTGGCGAGCGCGCGATCCTTGCGTGCTTCCTCGTTGTCGAAGGCCTGCTGTTTGCGCCGCTCCTCGGCTTGGAACTTCTGTTCGGCCTGGTCGATCTCGGCCGCGGCGGTCTGTTGCATGATCTGAATCTTGACCTGCGCCTGCTGCTCTTGTGCCCCCGGCGTGCCGGGCTTGGGCTGCGGGTGCGGCAAAGACGCCAGAATCGACACCACGCGCGCGGTGATCTGTTGCTCGGCTTGCGGGTTCTCGGTTTGCGGATTGCCGTCTTGATCGAAGTTCATGGGCAGGCGCGCGGCCTGCATGACCTGCTTGTAGTAGGCCTTGGCCATGTGATCGCGAATGTGGGCTTGCATCGAAGGCTGGATGATTTGTTCGAACACCTGCGGCGGGTACAGCGCCTGGGCGCGCTGCAGGCCGTCGGTGTGCACTTGGATGTGCGCCTGGTCATCCTGTTCGGGAAACACCTTGACCGGCGTGCCGGCAAAGATATTGGCGTTTTCGGCCACCGGATCCAGATACCGCGGCGACTGCACCTGCGGCGCGATGGCATCGACATTGGGAACCTTAAGCGCCACCAGCATGCGCCGGTGCGCCTCGGCGCGCTTTGGCGGCGGATACAGGCTTGGATCCTTCGACTGCAGATCGATCACCGCTTGGGCGCGCATGACGCGCTGCGTGTCGCTGGATATGGCCGGATCAGTGACACAGATGACATCGACGCCCGGCGCGAAATCGGTCTTGAGCAGGTACTGCTGGTCCTCGCCGATCTGGTAATCGTACTTCGCCGGCATGAAGTCTTCGACCAGTTGCGCGAACATCTGCAGTTCCTGGCTCATCGAGACGTGCAGGCGTTTGTGGATGGCGTTCTGCGGCTTTTGCGCCTGCTCGATCAAGGCAATTGTGGTACCAACCGGACCGGTGTTGTTGCCATCCCCCACGGCCGCATCGGTGGTCCCGGAGAAGCGCTGCACGGCGCCGACCAAATCGCCCAGCAAGTTGAACAGCGCCGGACTCGGCTCCTTGAACGGCGGAGTGTAGAAGGACTTGGCGAGGTCTTCCGCGGTGGAATCGACCTGCTTCCAGACGCCGTGTTCCAATCTGAATTCGCCGGCGACCTTGGCTTCCTTGGTGACGAAGCCGCCCTGGAAGTTGGCGGCGAGCGCGGAATCGAGCAGCGAATTGACCGCCCCGGAGGCTGCCTGGCCGATGCTGCCGATGACGTGCGGGTAGCCCCAGCCGTAAAACCCAAGCCCCGGCAGAAACTGGTGGTGCGCGAACCAGATGCGTTTTTTGAACTGGTTTTTGTCCTTTTTGCGCCAGTTGCGCCGCACCATGAGCACTTCATCGTTGCTCGCGTCGATGACCACGATGTACGGGCGCACGCCGAGATCGCCTTCGGCCAAATCGAGCGAGCCGGCTCCCTTCGGATCGCAATCCACCTCAAGATCGATATGGTACTCGAGCATTTCGTACAGCCGGTCACGCTCATGCATGTTGGCCACGCGCATGTCGGACTGGTCGGCGGCCACGGCGTGCATCGCATGGCCGGGCATCGGCGGTGCCGGCGCCGGCAGATACAGGTCGACGAACATGCCGATGCGCATCGCCTTGTCGATGTCATCGCCGGTCATGGTGAATTTCCACGCATAGCGCGGCATGGATTCCAAATCGACGCCGGCGTAGGGTGCCAGGAAATTGGTCGCCTTGACGTGGCGCAAAATCGGCAGCCCGGTGGTGAAATCCTGGCTGGCGCGGCGAAACACGCTGCCGCCCATCGGCAGGTACATCAGCATCTTGTCGGTGTCGTTGAAATAGCCCTTGTCGACATCGACCAGGTAATGATTGCCGAAGGTGCGGATGCGTTTTGCGCGCTCCATTTTCGGCGCCGTGTCGAGCCCAAGCACCTTGGTTTCGAGCGGCCCTTGTGGCGGGAACATCTCGACGATGGCGTTGGCCTGGAAGCGCGCAGTGGCCTCCATCAACGCCGGGTGGGTCACATCGTGGCCACCCTCCAAATCCTCGTCATCGCGCGGGATGTCCTTGATGCCGAGCATCTCCATGGCGCGCCGCTCGCGCTCTTCCCAGTCGCGCCGGGAGTCCTTGTCGACCTGGGCAAACTCCTTGAGGCGCATGGCCAGCAGTTTGCGGTCGTGGCGCTGCATGACCTCGGCCAAATTTTCGTCGAAATCGCCGGCTTTGGGGATGCGCGGTTGGATGGTGACGCCCGGACCGGACACCTCGATGGTGCCGTCGGGTTTGCGCGTGATGGTGCGCCCGTCGTGCGTCTGGCTGCCGCTCTTGACGCTCGAATCGACGGTCGCGGTGGAATCGTAGGCGGCCAAGCGCGCTCCGGAACTACAGGTGGAACGCCCGGCAGATTAACGGGTTGGGGGATTTTAAGGACTGTCAGCGGCTGTCAGGACTTGACCTGTCCGCCCACGATATGGCCGTAGTTGATGAAACCGTGCCAATGGCCGGCTTGCGAGGCATCCACCGACGGCGTTACCGTCATGCGTTCGAAATCATCGCCGTTCATGGTCCATGCCGCTGACGGGCGGGTGGGGACGATAATGTGGGAGCAGTCCTCACCGACAGGACTTGACCTGTCCGCCCACGATATGGCCGTAGTTGATGAAACCGTGCCAATGGCCGGCTTGCGAGGCATCCACCGACGGCGTTACCGTCATGCGTTCGAAATCATCGCCGTTCATGGTCCATGCCGCTGACGGGCGGGTGGGGACGATAATGTGGGAGCAGTCCTCACCGAACGCCGAATCGAACAACGCCCATTGCTCGTCCAGCGCCATCGGAGCGCGCTTGACGGTCAACAGCACCTGCCAGCAGCACGGACACAGGAACGTGAACACGTTGGCATTGAGCCAGCGCGGGAAGAGGTCAACCAGAGCCAACCGGGTGATCCGGCCGCCAAGCATCCAAAATTCCACGAAATCATCCTCTAAAGTCATGGCATTACCCGACTTTTGCCATCAAACGGGTTTCCCAAGCTGATGCCGTCTGCGCCCTCATCGCAACTGTGCTGCAGGTTTTCCGGCAGGGCGCGCGGATTGAAGTCACCGGCGATGGCCGCCAGGCTTTGCCTCAATACGCGCTCGCTCACCTTGCGGCCCCAGTCGAGACCGACGCGCAGGCCCTCTTTGTACGCCTGGTCGCGGATATGAGCCTCGCGCGCTTGCGCGTCGATGGGTTGATGGCGCATTACGCTACCCAAGAGCCCATTCTCAGAGCCGGCGTTCTCGAATCCCGGACACGTGTGCGCGGCCGCCGATACGCGGTCTGTGCCGCAAAATGGGCACACCGACGAATTACCATTGACTGTCATAGGCAGCGCACCTCGTGGATCTGCTCGAAATCTTCCAGCACGCGTTGCCGGTACATCTCGCGCGCCTGCTCGGTCGCAAAATACAGCACCATGGCCGATTTGCCCTCGAGCGCCGGTACGCTGAGTGTTGCGTCGCGCACACTCGGCAGGGCGCCGCTCAACAACTGCAATGCCCGCGACAGCGTCGAAATCACATGCCCCATGATCTGGCGCTGAAACTGCACCGGCGTGATTTGGGTCGGATTGTACTCGAAGCCTTGAGTGGGATGGCCGGCAACCAGGTCCTGAACCGTGCGGCGCAGTCCTTCGTATTTGGCGAGATAGCTTTTCATCAGGGCGTTCTCGCGCGCCAGTTCCTCGACGGTGCGCGTCATGGGATGTTCCACGTGAAACAATGGTCGCCCGCGCACCTCACGGATTTGCCTTCGCGCGCGCCAGATAGTGCGCTTTGACGGCGGCGGCATAGGCACTGCCCGACAAATCCCCGTTTGCGTCGCTGATGAGCGACCAGCCACCGTAGCCAAAATTCCAGGTCCACGCGAGATACGAAACCCCCGGGAAACGGTCTGCGAGCGCCTGCGCGGCGGCGCTCTTGCACTTCAAGCGACGCATCATCGCCGTCGGGTGTAGATGGCAGAGCGGACTATCCGCCGCACCTGCATAAAATCTTGATGCGAAGAGTGAAAGCACGTCAGCCACCCTCGGCTCCGTCACTCGAAGTTACTAGGACGATCGTCTTGTCGGCGGGCAGCAATCCAATTATTTCCTCAATCGTCGGGGCCTTTGCATCTCCCAAATACTCGGCGACCAACCCGTCGTAATTGAGGCCAAATTCGTGCGTGTATACGTCGCGGCCAAGGGCATCCGTGATCGCTTTATGAAAGTCGCCAAACGGCATGCACAGTTCCTCGATGAACAACTGCACGTCGCAGATTTCCTCTGGTGATTTGCCGACCCACCATTTGGATTCGTATAAATTGATCGCTGCGGCTCGACCCATGCTGTGGCGTTTTGTTTCTGTCATTTCCCCTCACCTTCCCCGGTCAAAGTAGCTACGGCAACGCGGTGCATCTCTTCGGCCTCTTCCCAAGTTTCGCAGCGCGTCTGATATTCGCCGTCATCCGCCAAGCCAAAAATCATGGTTTCAAAGATCAACGGAGGACCGTCACCAAACTGATGGTCTAGGCCAATGAACACGGTAGAGACGCGCTTGTCGCCTACAACGGTTTCGGCTACGCGGCAATCGGCTGTCTCGAACCATTCGGCCCACTTCATCAGGTCATTGCAGCGCCGGGCTTTGTGGCCGTCCAAAATGTATTTGTCACTCATGCTAGGAATCTCGGTTCGGTGTACGGCCTTCGCACAATTCTTCGTGGTGGTCTCGGCCCTTAGGACTACAGAACGTGCGACCGCAGCCCATACCGCATTCAAACTTCGGCAGGGGCTCACCTGGCGTTTCCGCAGTAGATCTCAAAGCCTCAAACCCGCACGAACAGGGCAGCGTGTCCTGCAAAAACTCGCAAGCCGGCTCGTGGTGTCCATACTTGTGCAGCGCCGCCTCAAGCTCGCGGATGCGCTTCTGCGCGTCGGCTAATTCGATCATCACGTCCTCACAATCAGTGGCGCGGTTAGGGCATACGCGGGCAACTGTCATGGCTTCACCTCTCCATCGGACGTAGTTACGGGCCACCCCATTAGCTTGTGCTTGAAGAAATTGCCGATGCGGGCAGCAACGTCGCAGTTAGCTTTGCCCACACCGTAGGTAGTGCAATACTCGCCGCCGCCGACCTTCCGGGCGACGATCACCACTTGGTCGTAATCGTAGTCCTGTGCGATTCGCTTGGCTGCGCTGATTGGAATCGGTGTCATTTCCCATCACCCCCTGTATTACGTGCTGAGTTTGGACTTGAGCAGATAACCTTCGAGTGCCCAAATCTTAGCCTTGGCATTCTGTACCGCGATCTTCGCGCCCAGCTCGGCATCAAAGTTTTCAGGGCTGGCGCATGCCGACTCTCCGGTTACCGTGAAACCGTTCCTCAGCACAAGCACGGCGATGGTCAGCAACTTCAGTTCATCGACAAGCGGCACACCGTCTCCTAAAGCGTTGTACGCCGTGAACGTGTACTGGGCCCTTATCGTGTCCTCTATCTGCTGCGGAGTGACGCGCGGCGCCGTCAATCCCTTGGCCTGAATCTCACTTTCGATCTGTGCGTCTGTCGCCATCGTAATTCTCCTGGTGGGCAAATAATTATCGGGCCTTGTTATGCCTGGGTCACACGACACGCGCCTGCCAACTCGATTCATTATGCGGACGCGATTAACCTGATTGACCTAAAAGGCAGGCCCGATATCTATTTCCCCTCCGCGTCTGGATTGACGGTTGTTACTAGCCACGGCTCATGCTTTTGGATACCCGTAACGGCGTAATCTGCCATCTGCGCGGCCCAAGTAACCGAGTGAATGGCATTCCAGTATCCGATGGCTGCATCGCCCACTAGTTTGTCTGGCTTTTGAGCAGACAACTCTGTCAGATACTTGATGAAATACCTTAAGATCGGGTAACTGCACGGGATGCCTCAATGAGTATTTTTATGTGGGCGTTGACGTCGCGCAGCATGCGGGCCCAATTTTGTCGATCGAACGGCCGTGCCAGCCAGACATCGCATGCTGCACGGTACAACTCCTGGCCCATGATGTCGCGGCACCGGTGACAGCAGAAATAGCGCTCGATCACCCAGCGCTGACAACCTGCGCACTGACATTTCATGCGCCGCGCCGAGCGCGGTGATTGGGTGGCTTGCACGTCAAAATGGGATCGGGTCGTCGAAATCGGGATCGCCGGCGACCGCCACTGGTTTGTAGTCCTTATCCCAGGCCTGATCGGCAGCGCTGCCTTGCGCGATGCGCTGGCTGATGGTCGGCGGGGGCGCGTACGGCGCTGGCGGCGTTGCGGGCGCGCGCGGCGGCACGATCTCCCCGGTGCCGGGATTGACGATCTCCCAACGGCCGGTGGCGCCATTCCAGACTGGCGCTGGCGGCGGTGGCGGCGCCGGTGCTGCTGGCGGCTGCTGCGTGACCCACTCGCGGCCGTTCCACACCGGCGGCGGTGGCGCGCCGGCAGGGACGTTGACGGGTGCGCCCGGCGCGCCCGCGGCCGGCCGGTATACCGCGCCGGGCGGTGTTTCCAAGCGCACCCCGCCCACCACCTTGTCGCCGAACATCACGGTCGGATCGAAGGACAGGCGCACGCGCTTATCGCGCCACAGGTCCGAATCCGGGCCGTACGCGTATTCGAGCACCTCAATGCGTTTTTTGTTGAGCTGCAGGCCTTTGAGCCCCTCGTTGAACCACAGAAAACACTTCGGCTCCTGGTGTTTGCCACGGCCGACCAACTCCTCGGTGACATCGGCGATGGTGAGCGTGACCGGCGGGCGGCCTTCCAAGTCCTTGCCGCGCCAGAATTTCGATTTGATCATGTCGGAGGTACGCATTTGTCAGTTCCCCTGTTGACCTAATTGGGCTGGTAGAAAATCCTCATCGATGAGTCGCTGCAGTCGGGCGCGCATCTGACGCTTGATGGCCAAACGGCTCAAAAAGCCACAGGCCGCCTCGCGCAGGCGGCGGTAGTAGCAGTCGTAATAATTGATCATGTAGGTCGGGCGCGGGTCGAGCGGCGTCAAGTTGCCGCTGACGATAAGCTCGCGCTTGACCTGCCAGCGGCGCAGTGCGATCTCGTTGCGGCGTTTGATCTCGCGCTCGATGAGCGCCGGCGTGCTGTCCAGGTACAGATGCGGCGCCCAGCGAAATTCGCTCATGAGTTGGCTCGCCCCAGGTCACCCTTGAAAGTCTCCATCTCATCGAGCAGCAGCACCTGCAATGGCCGCGCTGACGCCGAGAATTTCTCGGCGGCCCGGTGGGCGGCAGTTTCGACGTCCCAGCCGTTTCGCACCATAACAGCGGCGAATTCGCGGGCTTGTTCCCAGGTTTTGGCGTCGTGTCGGTTGATTTGTTGGCGCGTCCGCTCAAGAAGATCAGGCGCAAAATCCGCCGTTATGGCCTCATTTGCCGCGTGCATCGCATCGATGATGGTCACGTGCCGGTCTCCTCAAGGGTGCCCGGCATAACGGGCAGCAGATCCCGGCGATTGTCATCGACGCCCATGAACGGCGGCGGATTGGCCGCCACATAACGCTTGCCGCGCGAGGTCGGCAAGGGACGATTGGCCGCCTCGTCCATGAGCGGAACGAGCGCCTTGGCCGCGGCCTTGGTGATCGGCGATTTCGGCGGATTGGTGCGCTGGATCAGTTGCAGGCATCTGATGGCGCGCTGCAGCCGTTCGTTGTTCAGGTTCTCGTCGATTTCCATGTCGATTCCTTTTGAGCGTCTGTGATGCGTTCGGAATCTACAGATATAAACTTACTTGTGTCAATACTTAAATGTATGTATCGTTGCGGACATGGAGAAAAAAAGACTCGCGGCCATCAACCGCGGAATAGCGGCCTTGGGCGGATTCGTCAAGACGGCCGCTCGTTTCAAGATCACGCCCGCTGCGCTGCAGCATTGGCGCACTCGAGGCGTGCCGATCAAGCATTTGCGAGAGTTCAGCGACGCGAGCGGCGTGCCGATTGAAGATCTCAATCCGGAGTTATTCAAGTGATGGGCGTGGCTGCTTCCCAGCAATGGGGGCCGGCGCTGGCGCCGCCCACCATATCTTGTGCTTCAGCGGATTGCGCTAGCCATATCGCACGGCTGGGTGTAAAAATGACAACGCCCCCGGCCTTGCGGCCGGAGGCGTTGGTGCCTGGAAGGCTGCCCGCCTTTTCAAGCATTGACCGCGAGACGCCCCTCGAAGTCAGGCTGCAGTTTAGCAAACTTCGTTGCTCGATGCACGCCCCAGGAGCTCTCCCCGTCAAAGTTTGGAAACGCGCCCCTGCCAGCACCTCGGCATGCGCGAGCGGGGAATCCACGTCAGCACGCATGCCAAAACCGGCTACTGAGGGCCTCCATCAGCCGGCGCGCGGCGTTACAGCTCGGGAGCGCGATACGGAGCAGGGCTTGGGCCCTGAACGAAGCGAGCAGCGTGACTTGGCTCCATGCCGGCTTACACGCGCACGAGCTCTCATTCATTTGGGTTGGGCAGCCGTGCGCCCTTTCACCATCCAGCTTGAGGGTTCTTGAGCGTGAAGACGCCGATTAGAACGCTGCTCCTGAGTATCTGGGGAGTTCTCGCAGGGCTCGGGATCTTCGTTGTACTCATTCTGATGTCGAGCACTGGGTTGGAGGATGAAGCACAAAGCGATGAGATCAAGAATCCAATGCCTGATTGCGATGATTAAAGTCGACAACGGGTACGTTCAGATTCGGCTGAAGCAAAGGAGATCGACATGCGCATGAACACTTGCTCGGCCCGCACGGCTCCTGGCCTGCTCGCCGCTCAAGAAATGGAACGCATCCAGGGAATGGTGAACCTTGCGGCCGATCTGCTGCGTGATGCGATGAGCGAGAAGCAACGGGAGTGCCTGCGGCGTCAATTGAGCTACTACTTGCGCCGTAAACGGGAGCTCGAGGCCGCGGCGCTTTCCTCGCAGCACGAACCATGAAAACCATCAGGCTGGATTTCTTGATGGGCACCGACTGCTCCTCCTGGTTGATCGGCCTCTGGGGCGGCTCGCCGCATAACCGCTGGTCACATTGCGCCAGCGTGCTCGAGGACGGCCGCTATTTAGACGCGCGCAACGATCGGCTGGGTTCTGTGCCGCCAGGCATCCACATCCGCGAGCCGCAGATCGAGGCGTGGCGTTACAAACGCCGCATCACGATTCCGGTGATGGATGCCACGTACGCGGCGTGGGAAGCGAACTTGCGGGCCAAGATCGGCGATTATTACGCGCTGCCGGACATCGAGGGCACGATCTTGCAGCGCATGTTGCATCGGGTGGGCACCTATGACTGCTCGGCGTTGCTGGTGAACGCCCTGCAGCACGTCCAATTGCTACCCTTCCCCCTGCCCGCACCGGCGCACGAAATCACGCCCAACATGGCGCTGCTGCTGGCAGCCACCTGCCGGCACTGCACGGTCGGCCCCATTGTCGCGAGCACCAGCGCATGAGCGAGGACGTCCCTCCGTATGGCGATGGCACCGGGAAGGTTGGTGGGCGTCCCCGCCGTTTAACCAGGGCGCAGGAGAGACGCATCTACAGGGCCTTCATGCTGCGCCGGCGGCTGACGACCCCGCATTTGGCGAAACAGTACGGAGTATCGAAAACCACGATCGAAAACATCTACCGGCGCCAAAGTGCGCTTGAGGGAAAACCATGACACGTTCGGCACCGGGCAATGAGGACCTGTTGGAGCATCGCCTAGCCGAGGCGCGCAAGCGCATCCGCCGCAATTTCCCCAAGGTCACGGCCGCGCTTCGCTGGCGCAAGGACAGCGATAAGCGCCTGGTGTCGATGTGCGGCCGGTTTTCAATCGAACGTCACGGCGAGGGCGAGAAGGCGCGCTACACCGCCAAGATCCAGCCGCATTCGGTGATCGGCGTGGCGCTCGCGAGCGCGCAGCAGGCCAAAGAGGTGTGCGAACGGCATGCGAGCCCATTGCCGCTTGAGATGCCGGAACGCGAGCCCGGGTGCGATGATGAGTGAGGGTGAGCGCCGATGAGCCTGATCGTTTACGACTGCGAAACCCGCAAATCCGTCATGAAGCACGGTGAGACCGCACAACCCGGTATCGATTATGCGGCATCGTGGGGCGACAAGGTGGGCATGGGGATTTCGGTGGTGTGTGCGTTCGTTTTTGGGACAGGGTTTCGCATTTTCATGGAAGACAACCTGGCTGAACTGAAAGCCCTGGCGGCCGATCCGCTCAATCTGATGGTGGGCTGGAATAGCGACGCTTTCGATGAGCCGCTGCTCGCCGCCCACGATATTCCTATCGCCAACGGCTACGACCTGATGAGGACTGTCAGTACTGCAGCCGGCGTGGCGCGAATGAAACTATCCGATGCGTGTCTGGCCAATGGCATCGCGGCCAAGGCAGATGGCGCGGGCGCGCTGGCACCCATCCTGTGGCAGCAACGGCGGTACGGGCAATTGACCGATTATTGCCTGTCCGACGTCGCGCGTACGGTGAAACTCCTGGAATTGGCGCTGCACGGCAGACTTCGAATGCCGCCGAGTTTCACGGCCATCACGGTGGACACCTCGAGGCTCATTCGATTCATGTAGAGGAAATGCACGAAATGAAGAACAAGATATTGTTGTTGTCGGCGGCCCTGATCATGTTGAGCGCATGGAGGTCGCAAGTGCGCGACCAGGAACGTGTGCAGGCGCAGATCGATAAGGTCGATTCGCAGCAGGCTTGGGCGTCCGCCGAGTACGAACGCTACCGCCGTGAGCTTCGGGTGCCATGACGAGCGTGGGAGAAGGCGCAGTCGCGAGACTTGACCTAGGCGATTAACTTCAGGAGGTTTATTTGTGGCTACAAACTTATATGTCAATGGGGTGTGGACCCCGGTAGTGCCCACCAAAGACGGCACAGTCGTAAAGGCTGGAAGCAACCAGACCATTACGACTGCTGATGGCGTGGTGCGCGGAATCAACTCAGCGGGCCAGGTGACAATGAACGGTGCACCGGATCTCTCCACGGCGGGCGTCGCCGCGATCGGGATCTCGGGCGGAAACTTTTACCAGATCAATGCTCAGGGTACCTGCTATGAACTGGTGATCTCTCAGTGGACCGAGGTCACATCGCCATTCGCCACTGCGCCGGCGCCTACTCCGACCCCGGCACCCGCACCAACTCCGGCGCCTCCGCCAGTTTTCGGTGTGAAGGTCGTCGGTAATAACATCGTCAATGGGAGCGGAAAGCCGATCCAATTGCGAGGGGTGAACATATCGAGCCTCGAAGGCACGCCGTTCCCCAATGACCCATGGCGCGGGCAGACTCCCAACTGGGCAGCGATCAAATCGTGGGGAGTCAACGCCGTGCGCTTGCCGTTGGGCGAAGCAAACTGGCTCGGACTTTGCAGCCAGACTCTTGCCAATGGGGTGACGCCGGCGGTCTACCAGGCAACGGTAAAAGCAGCGGTAGCCAACGCCGTTGCCAACGGCATGTATGTGATCTTGGATCTGCACTGGGTCGTCGTCGGTAACGATATCTGTCCTCAAGGTCAGAACGCGATGGCCGACAGCGCGCACTCGCTCGACTTCTGGACCGAAGTTGCCAATACGTTCAAGGGAAACCCGGCCGTGATGTTCGAGCTATTCAATGAACCGCAGGGCAACTACCCGCCCACAACCGCCGACTGGAACAACTACGTCAATGGGCAACTGTCGTCCAACTACGACACCAACTGCCAGGCAATGGTGAACGCTATTCGAGCGACTGGCGCCACCAACGTGATCATCCAAGACGGCCTCAACTACGCCAGCACATTTGGTAACAACAAATCGGCGGAGACAGGGTACGTCGATAACCCGCCAGGTTGGTTCCCAGCAAAAGACACGCTCAACCCGCCGCAGATCGCCGGTGGCCTTCATTATTACAACGGATCGAAGTTCGAATCCGGCGCCAACGTGGTGCTCAACAAGGGCATCCCGATCCTGGTCACGGAGTATGGCGATCAGAACACCCAGACTACCGATTCGGCGAGCTTGTATGGCTGGGCGGATCCGGGTGGAAGGGCTGCGCAGTCGATGGGCGCAGCGGGGGCGAGCTTCCCCGGCGTAAGCTACTTTGCTTGGACCTGGGACGCATGGACTGGAGTCAGTTCGTTCATCTTGATCACGGACTCCTCGGGTACGCCGACACCGTATGGTGCGTTCGTGAAAGCCCACTACCTCGCGCGCCAGGCCGCGGGAGGCTAGTGATCGTTTAGTGCGGCTCCGGCTACGGCTATTATTGGTCGAATCGCATTTCGCGACGTGCCCGAACGCTGATCAACATAGGAGACCGAAGTGATAAATAAAGAGCAACAGGAACGCGCAGTGCTGGTGACGACCAGCCATCGCGGAGTGTTTTTTGGCTACGCGATGGAGACCGAGGGCGCGATCATCAAACTGCGCGCGGCACGCAATTGCATCTATTGGCCGCCGCAGCAAAAAGGCTTTCTGGGCCTTGCGAAGTTCGGACCGTTGTCGGGATCGAGGATCGGGCCCGCGGCGGACCTCGAACTGCGCGACATCACCAGTGTCGCGGTGTGCACGCCTGAAGCGGTCGAGGCGTGGGAGAAGGCGCCGTGGAAGTCGTAATGCTTCACGGCGAGGCGCCTGCATGGGCGCCGAGCGACGGCTACGGCTACGGCGACGGCTACGGCGACGGCTTCGGCGACGGCTACGGCTGCGGCGACGGCTCCGGCTCCGGCGACGGCTTCGGCGACGGCTACGGCTGCGGCGACGGCTACGGCGACGGTGCCGGTGACGGCTCCGGCTACGGCGACGGCTCCGGCTGCGGCGCCGGCTCCGGCGCCGGCTCCGCCTCCGGCTACGTCTCCGGCGACGGCTCCGGCTACGGCTACGTCTCCGGCGACGGCTCCGGCTGCGGCGACGGCTCCGGCTACGGCTACGTCTCCGGCTTCGGCTACGGCGCCGGCTTCGGCGACGGCTCCGGCGACAGCTCCGGCGACAGTTCCGGCTCCGGCTATTATTGGTCGAAGACAATCTCTTTTTTTGCAGCGAGGTGGAGCGATGCGCAGCGAGCGCGGCTTGAAGAACTGAATGCGCTGGGTGCCAGGATCTGCTTCTGGCACTCGAAGAAAGACGGCACCGCAATTCATGGCCAGCGCCTTGAGCCTGCGAAGCCCGGCGTGGTGCACACCGTCAAAGGACCATTGAATCTCTGCTCGAGCGGCGCGCTGCACGCAACGCTGATCCCGCCGGCATGGAAGGGCGATCGTCTGTGGGTGGTGGCGCTCATCGGCGAGACGATCGGCGATGAAGAGAAGTTCGGCGCCTTGCAGCGCGAGATCATCGGCGAATGCCTTCCCTGAAACCGTGCACCGAAGTCCGTGAGGATGGCGTCTATACCGGCAAGGAGTGGTCGCCGCATTGTGTTCAGCCTGCAGATTGCGAAGCTGCAGCGCGCTGCTTTTGGCGTAAGTTCCACCAGTTGCCAGGTCACAAATACCGGCAAAAGCAGGAACAGCCGCAGCAGGATCTGTTCGCCTGAGGGGTGACATGAATGTGCATGGTTGACGGGTGAAAATCATGCTCGACTGCTCGCCGGCCAAGATCGCTGAATATACCGAGCGATACGGCTTTGAGTTCTGGCAACTGCGAACGCCGCTCACCGCCTATTCGCGGGCGCCGGTTCCTTATGGCCTGGACAACGGCTGCTTCAAGACCTTTGAGCGCGCCACATGGGAACGGCTGCTGACTGAAACCGAAGGCGACTGCCCGCTGTGGGCCTGCTGTCCCGATATCGTAGGCGACGCCGCTAGGACGCTAGAACTGTTCGATTACTTCGCGCCCAAGATGCCAGACGTTCCGCTTGCGCTGGTCATTCAGGACGGTATAGAGAATTGGCCGATACCTTGGGAGCGCTTCCGCTGCGTGTTTATCGGCGGCAGCACGCCGTTCAAATCAAGCCCGCAAGCCCTGGCCGTGGCGAAGGCCGCCAAGATGATGGGCAAATGGGTCCACGTCGGCCGCGTCAATACCGCCTTGCGGCTGCGCAATTGGATCGGCTTGGCTGACTCGATCGACGGCAGCGGCATGAGCCGGTTCGATCACATGTTGGAAGATTGTTTGGCCGTCATCAAAGGGGAGCATCCGCAACATGAATTGGGTGTCTGACTCTCAATCGATGACCGAAGCGAACGCGAAGTGAAAGGCAAACCCCTCGCCATCGTCTCTGTTTCGGGCGGCAAAGACAGCACCGCGACTGCGCTCCTTGCTATGGATCGCGTGGGCCGGGAGAACTGCCGGTTCATTTTTGCCGATACTGGCAACGAGCATGAACTGACGCTTGAGTACGTCAACAACTACATGCCCACGGTGTTCGGTGAAATCATCACCGTGAAGGCAGACTTCACGCGCCAGATTGCCGGTAAGCGGCTGTACGTCGAAACGAAGTGGCCAGCCAAAGGTGTGCCGCCTGAGATCGTGGCGCGTGCCCTGAGCGTTCTGCATCCGACCGGCAATCCGTTTTTAGACCTATGCCTTTGGAAAGGCCGCTTTCCGAGTCGCAAAGCGCAGTTCTGCACCCAGGAGCTAAAGCGACGCCCGCTCGACGCCTACATGATGGATCGGCTGGCCGAGGGGTGGGACTTATCGAGCTGGCGTGGCATCCGGCGCGATGAGAGCCAGAACCGAAAGGACGCTAAGGATTCAGAACGCGCTGCCGAGGGCTGGATGATCGAGCATCCGATAGCGTCTTGGACCGCCCAGCAGACGGTGGACTTTGTGACCGGGCGCGGTGTGAAACTGAATCCGCTGTACGCGATGGGCATGGGTCGCGTCGGGTGTATGCCCTGCATTAACGCCAATAAGAACGAACTGCTTGAAATCTCGAAACGCTGCCCTGCGCACGTTGACCGAATCCGCGAATGGGAACAACTGATCTGCATGGCGGCTAAGCGGGGCTGGACTACCTTTTTCTGCGACAGCAGTGAGGAAGACGAGACGCACGAGCAGATTTTCAACCGGCTCAATATCGACGCGAGAATCCGATGGGCAGAAACCGCGCACGGTGGTCGCCAGCAAGACTTTATAAGGCTCGAACCTGCAAGCGGTTGCAGTTCGGTTTACGGCTTATGCGAATGACGATGACAGTCCCGTCTAACTGCCAACACCGTGCATTTCCAGATCGTGGCGCCGTGGGCTATGGCGGCGGCTCGCAAAATAAAGCCGGTCCCCGCAAGCGAGACCGGCTGTTCTTTGACGCCGTAGCGTTACGGCGTGAATGTGCCGGCGATGGTGGGTGCCGAGGGCGCGGCCAGCGGCGGCGGCGATACACTGACGGCGGCCACGTACGGCGCCGAGGTCGCACCCACATTGCCCGCGGTATCGGTCACGTACGCCGTGTAAGAGTCACCGACGTTGGCGCTGGTGTCCGAATAGGTCAGGTCGGACGGTGCCAATCCCGAACCGGCAGGTTCCGAGTTGGTCTTGAGCACCGTCGGCAGTGTGCCGGCAGGCGCACCGGCAGGGAGTTTTTGGAAAGTGATCGAGGCGATCGCAGTGGCAAGCAAAACGCTGCCATCGGTTCGAGTGGAGGGGATGGTGGCAACAATAACGGCAGTCGACATGGCGGAAACTCCTTGAATGAAGGTGCCTGCAATCGAGCAGGCGGAAGGGGGTGTGACCGATCCAACGTGGCGCAACTCGTCGACAAGGCACTCAAGGGCGCACCTGAAGCGCCTGATCTCCTCGAGGAGTCGCCTCAAGTCTGCATTCTCCTCGATCTCACGCTGGTCATGGTCGGTCATGGGCGAGCGCAACCTTACCGCAAACGACGCATCGTCCGATACAGCGATGCGGTGGCGTCTTACAGGCGTCGTGGCTGACAGCGGCTGACAGACTGTTACACTTCGCGCCCATGGACGCTCAAGCGCGGTTCGAAGTGAAACACAATGGCAACCTCGTCGGCGTGCTGCGCGACGGCGCCGTCGATCATGTGTCCGAACATCTGCAGGAGGAGGCGTATTTTTGGTTTGGCATGAGGCCACTGCGACGCTCCCTCCCGTGCGCGGCAGGCTTGTGGCCCATTGCCGCCAGAACACCCATCTGCCGGGATCAGGCATAGCGCTTGCGCGGGCGGGATTTCCACGCCCAGGGGCTGATCTCGTCCTTTTCGTCGTCCGGCAGCGTGAGGTCGTGATAGCGGCGCATGTACATGAAGGCGATCACCAGCGTGGACACGTAATCGTCGTGATCGCCGTTCGGGAACTTCGAAGCCTCATCGATGACCTGGTACGCAAAAGGGCGCAGCGGATACCAGATGCAACCCTTCTCCAGCATCAAAGACGCCGCGTTTGCCCGGGCAATGAGATCCCCCTGTTGACCGGCGCGGCCGCTGCTGCCCGCCAGATTGACCGCCTTGACGGGCAGGCGCTTCTTGCGCAGTTCCTGAACCAGACTATGCCCTGAAACCTTTTTCTCGACCAAGATCCACGTCGGGGCAAACTCCTGGTGCAGGCGGATGGCGTGCTCGCGCAGGTCCGGGTAGGTCAGGCGCTCTTGGAAGGCGTCGATGAGCATGCCGGCGGTGCGGCGCTGGCCTTGCAGCGGCCGCCCGGAATTCTCGTCCCAATACACCTCGGTGTGATCGAACAATCCCCAGGTGGTGCAGGCTGAAAAATCGTTCTCTTGCGCCTCCTCGAGCGCCGTGTCCCAAACTTGGATGATTTCGGAGAACGCCGGCATCGGCCGCTCCTTGTCCCGGTTGGCCCGCCATTCAGGCTCCTTCCACGGCCGCCACCAGTGGCGCTTGAAGATGAGGCCGCCCTCGCCGACCGGCGATTGGTTCATCTGCGCTTGCCACGCACGCTCCGACATGGCGGCCTTTTCACTCTCGACCGCCGCCTTGTTCATGCGTTTGGGATCAAGAATTTCGTTCGGCTGGGTGCGCGGATCTTTGAAGATCGGCGGCAACTCGGTTTTCGCACCCGTGCCGTCGTTGCGATAGGTAATGCAAATGCGCTTCGGATCGAACTCCAAGGGCAGTATCAGGTGGCACCAACGTTTGCCCTCTTGCTCGAGCACGTGGCCGAAGATGTCCAAGTCGTGGGTGCGCTGGCCGATGTAGACCTTGCGGATGATGTTGTAATCATTGACGCGCGAGCGCCAGGCGTTGTCGTGCCACGCGAGCGCCGAATGGCGCACCGCGTCGGACTCCACTTTTTTGGCATCGTGCGGATCGTCGAGGATCTGGACGGTGCCGCCGACGCCCGTGATGCGGCTCTGCAACGAAGCGGTCATGCGGTAGCCGCCTTTGCGGTTGCGGAACATGCCGATCGTGTTTTCGTCGTCGAACAGGATGATCTGGTTGGGCCACTGGCCCTGGTACCACGGCGACTCGAGCAGACGGCGATTCAAGATCGAGGCATCGTTGGCGAGCTGCTGATCGACGCTTGCGCATAGGAACTGCTCGCCCGGGTTGTGCAGCCAGTGCCAGGCGGGCCACAGGACGTTGGCGAGCAACGTTTTGGAGTGGCGCGGGACGATGTTGATCATCAGGAATCGGATGTAGCCCAGCGACAGGTACGCCAGATGCTCGCAGATGGCATCCATGTGCCAATTCCAGATCGGCGGGGTCGGCAGCAGTTGTGTCCATGCGCGCTGCGCGAATTTGACGAACGAGCGCCGGCGCTGCTCGGCCACCACTTCCGTCAATGATTGCTGGATATGAGACCGCGACAGTTCGGGCTTCGGCGCCAGAGTATCGCCGTTGAGCAGGTCGTACACGAAATCAGACGATATCGATGCGCATTTTGACGCGCGCGGCTTGGGCCAGGCGCAAGAGCCAACTTAAGCTGAATTTCTGGTGCCGTTTGGCGCGCAGGTTCCAGATGCGTCCGTCCTCGACCTGCAGGTAATCGGCCACCTCTTGCACGGTACGAAAGCGCCGCCGCAGGTCCTCATCGATGACGTCCATGATGCGCAGTTTCACCTTGGCCTCGAGCTCGGTCGCCTTCGGGATTTTGATCTTGGCGTGAAAACGCCGTTCAGGACTTGCCATTGGCGGCTACCAAATCGGTGGCGCGGCGCGCCTCTTCGATGTCCTGCTGGGTGAACCCCAATTGCGTTGCAAACTCCGCGCCCACGTACGGCAGCAACTCGAGCGTCAGATCCTCGAGCTTGGCGGTGGGCACCCCGTCCAATTGCATGTGCGCATGATTGTGCCGATGCAAATGCCGTTCTGTGATCAGTTTCTCGATGAACATCCCGTATTGGCGACCCAGGGAAATCAAATGGGTATGTTGTTCGCGGATGGAGGGCAGCCGGTAGCGCACCTCACCGCCCGAATCAGCGACGATCTCCACCGTCTGGCGCTGCTCTGAAGTCAGGCTCTCGAACGGTTTCAAGCGCGATGCAAAAATCGGCTTGCCTTCCCATACCACCGGTTGCTCGATCAGCTCACCGGTTTCAGGATCGCTGACGGTCTGTGTCTTCGCAGTGTCGGACGTCTCGACGAAATCGCCCGGATCGAACACGGCCTTGCGCGACATGGCTTTGAGCACATCCTCCTGCTCGACCACCAGCACCTTGGCGACCTCGCGTGCCTTGGCTTCCTTGAAGGGGCGCAAATACTCGGTGAACTGCTCAAGCTTCTTGGCGGCTTCCGCCGGCCCTGCGCGGTTCATCGAGAAGCCGGCTTCTTTGTAGGCGCGCTTGTGATCGAAATGCACGAGCCAGCGTTCGCAGAATTTGCGATCGCGGTCGGTGCGCGGCACCCCAAGGAGGGTCGCCCGCTTCTTCTTGCCTTTGGCCGCGGTCGCCATCAGCCGCTCATCGTCCCCGTTTGGCGTTCAACCCGCTCGCGCCAGGCCTTGGAACGCAATTGCACGCGGGTCTCATCCTGAAATGCTTTTACACCGGCTTGGGCGTGCGCCTGCGTATAGCGGTGCGGCACGAACAGCACGGATTCGTAATCGACGAGTTCGATGCCCACCAGTTGGCACGCGAGCAGGGCGGCCTCGGACATGGCGCGCGCGGTTCTGACGCACATCTCGCCTTTGGTCAAGGGCAGGCTGAAATCGAGGGTTTCGATAAAAAGGAGATCTTGGACTTGTCGCATAGTGTCAGTAGTGTCAGTAGCGTCAGTGCGGACAGAGCGCCAGATATTGCTCAATTGCCCTGGAAGCTTCGACCCAGCCCTTGGCGACCACGCAGTACCAGCCGTAGGCCTTCATGCGCCGCGCAAAGGCTTTCTGGTCGCTCGATTCCACCCCGCCGCGCGTGCGCTTCATTTCGAGCCACATACCGGTCCAGTCCTTGGAGGGCACCGGTATGATGTAGTCATAGACGCCCGGCTGGAATCCCTGTTCTTTGAGCTTGCGTGCCACCACCGCGCGCGCCTTGGCATCCTTGCCGCCCAGAAAAGCCCCGTTCGGGATCAGGATCAGCACCTCGCTGATGGGGCGGCGATTGAAACGCTCGAGCTGCGCCCAGGCCCACAGGCTCACGCACTCGGCCTCCTCCTTCGGGATCGGCAACTTTTTCAGGAGCTCGCCGCGCTCTCGGGCCTTGCGCATTCGTTTATCGCCCGGCAATTCGGCATTCATGGGCGCGATGGCGCGGCGGGTCTTGGACAACGGCGCCTTGCCGCCTTCAAGTTCCTGGGCGACTTCGGCCTCCAAGGTTGGAAACGAGTCCACTTTGTTCGTTGGCTTTTTGCCGCGTTTCTTGAGGCGTGGCAGCGGCTCTGGCACCGGTTCGCCGTTCTCGTCGAGTTTTAGTCCACGTGCCTGTTGCATGACGGTGAGCGTTTCGGCCGGCAGCCCACGGCCGGAATTCAACTGAAATTGGTCAAGGCGCGCCCCGCTGCGTTTTTGCAGCAGGTTGAGCTCCGCCTCGGTGTACCGATAGACCATGTCAGGAATCCAGCCGACGCAAGGTTTTGGGTATCTTGTGCCCGTAACGGTCCTGCAGGATGCGCCGGGTGGTTTGGGTGAGCTCGCGCCGTGCATAGTCGTCGCAGACTTTGAGCCAGTCCTCTTGTGCGCGCGGATCCAAGCGGTGATCGTACAAGAACCGGTAGGCCTCGATCAGGCGCTTGGCGAGGGCGTCGCCGAGTTTGGCCAATCTGTTGATGCGCTCGCTATTGTGGCGTTGCCACTCCAGCGTCTCTTTCATGTCCATGACCGGTGCGATTCCTGTTGACGGGTCTCGGTCTTGCCATTTAAGCCTGTAGTCCAACGGCAGTGTAGCGTGTAGGATTATGCCGTGTCAGCAGACGGCGATGTCAAACGGTTCCATGCCTTGCGCCATACCGGCCCGGCCATGCGGCTGAAACTGGCCGTTCGCGAGGGCAATCTGGCGCTGGCCCACATCGACGCCGCCCGCCGTCGTTTAGACGAGCGGCGCGCGGCTGCCTGGCAACGCCGTTACATCCTGTGTTGCGACAATGCGAGCCGGGCGATCGAAGAGTTGTCCGAGCAATTCGGTTGGCCGACCGATGGGGCCGCGGCGCGCGGCTTCATCTGGATCCCCAAGGCGGCCCGCCGCTGGCTCTGGCAGGCACCCGTCTAACCGTCTGTTTTCGGTTCCGCGTGCAGCGTCGGCGGCAACGCCCCGCTGGCGACCGCTTTTTGATACGGCATCCAGCAGCAAAAAGCACTTGCCGGTTCCTCGTCAATGCCGCGCTCGCCGTGCCACAAAACCACGCTTTGCAGCGCCATGATCTCGCCGGAGGGACGCATGGCCGTCAAATTGACCAGCCGGTCGTTGTGCACGTAGGTGATCAGGGCCGCCTGCGGCTGTTCGACCCGCAAACCTTTGCGGTCGAAATAATGGACCACCCGCCCGACGGTGGGCTTGATCATGACGCTTGAGGGGGCGTATCGGCGGCGATCTGCGCCACCAAGGCTGCCCTAGCGGCGGCATAGCCGCTCAAGGCAGCATCGATCTCTGCCTGCGTCACAGTGCCACCCGCCGACGCGGTCTTGAACAAAGCGATCAGCGAAGGCACCGCGGTGGCTATGCCCTCGATCAGGGCCAGAATGGCGGACGGGCTCATGATTGCACGGCCACGGGTGTCAATTTCGCGGTACAGCCGGCAAAGCTGACCACCGTCAACGGTTTGGCGGTCAAACAGATGGAGAGCGCGGCGATCGCCGCGGTGGCGCTGGCCACATTCGCAGTGGCCAAACCCGAATTGCCCGCCATGGCGGCCGCCTTGGCCGCATCCAGCACCGCCTTGACCGAATCGGTGACCGCCAGCACGTTGCTGGCCTGCGCCGGCGAGATCACGCGGCCGGCGAGCGCCATGCTCGTTTCCTGAATGATCAGCGTTTCGGCTTGGACAGCGCCGGCATAAACGGCATCGAAGGTCTGCAGCGCCGGACTGGAACCGCCCGCCGTGGTTTGACAACCGCTAAGCGCTACGGCCACCAGCAGCGTTAGGAGCACCAGGAGGAGCAGGTTGGATAGATAGCGTGGTAGTGGTTGTGTCGTTGCCAGAAGGGCTGCCAGAAGGTCCATTGGTGAATACTCCGGTAAGTGTGGGGGCGGAAGGAGCCGGATCGGGCAACGTGGGGGGTCGCTGCCGCGCAAAGAAGTAATTTTGCTGCAGTGTCAGCACAGTGATCAGCGCGCTGATGACGCCGCCGACGATGGTCAGCGCCGAACCAGTGGGCGGATTTTTGGAAAGCAGCAGGAAGAACACCAGCGAGAAGATGCCGGCGGTGAACAGGAACGCCAGCAGGATCTGCGCCCAGGCGAGAAGCATGTCGGCCTTTTGGCTGGTCGTGCTCACGTTGCCACCTTGATATCCGTTGGCCAAGTGCCGGTTGCGATCATCTGTGCGATGCGGTTCGCCCGGGCGGGATGCACCTGGGCCACCCACACCGCGTTGGTCACGATTTCATCGACCGCGGCAGGATAAGCCTTGTCGGCCATGTAAGACAAGAAATGCGGCCAGTGTAGGAGGCCGCCGACGCCCAGATTGAACGCGAGGTCCGCGAGCGCCGCTTGGCGCACCTCGTCCTGGGCGGTATACCAAGCGAATTGACTCAATGCCGTGCGTGCTTTGGCGATGCGGTTGTTTTCGATGAAGGCCAACTCGGGGGCGTCGAAGCCGCTCATCAGGTTGATACCGGTGCCGGCGCTCAAGTTGCCCTTGAGCGTCATGCCGGCCTTGAATGGCACCGGCCCCGCGGCATCGTCATAGATAAAATTGGTTTGGCCCTCCTCCACGGTCAACTGCGCCTCGAGGTGCTGCGTCAGGTCATCCGGTGCAGCGGACATCAGCGCTGCTCGTTGCCGCGCCGCGTGGCGCCGTCGATCCGGTCGTGCAGCCGGTTCATCGAACTGTCGATTTTGTCGAACCGTGACAGGTTCTCCGCGTGCATGCGCATGGCGGTGGCGGCCGCGGTATCGATGTCGCGCTGCACCTCCACGCGCAAATCATCCAAATGCTTCTGCATTTCGTGGCGTTCTACGAAACTCTTGGCGTGATTGGCCTGCACTTCCTGCATCGTGTCGACTTTGCCCCAGAGGCGGCTGCCAAGCCAGCTAATGATGCCCACCAGCGCCCCCAATGCCAAATCGATTACTCCCTGGCCCTCGAATTCCGGTAACTGGCTCACGCATAGGCTCCTAGTCTTTCAGCCACCCGCGGCCGCAAATTATCGGACATCGCATTCCACAATTGCGCAAAAGCCGGCAGGCCGGCGTCCTTGAGTGCCGCGACGGCTTGATCGCGCGATTTGCCTTGGATGAGTGCACCGATTTTGTCAGCCTGTTCGCGCGCTTTGGAACGGTCCTGTTTGATCGCACCCTGCGTCTGCTTGGCCTTGTGCTTGGCCGCGGCGAGCTCGGCCCGCAGGCGCTTTATTTCAGGCTCATCGTGGCGCTCGAGCGCCGCCTTGTACTGGCGTTGCAGGCCGCGCACCCAACCGCGCTCTTCCTCCTCCTGCTGATAGCGCTCCATCTGGTCGGGTGAGGTGATGCGCGCCGGTGCGGGACCGAAGCCGGCGTACGGCGCGATGGTCAGCACTTGACGTTTCAGATCGCCGCTCGCATCGCCCAACTCCTGGTTGCGCGCGCTCAAGTACTGCTTGCCGCCCTGGTAGGAAAATGGCAGCGTCTCGCGGGCCGCGTACGAGGCGCCCTCCTTCATCTGGGTCCAGAAATCCGCATCCGAATGGCGGATGGGGTTGCCGTAGAAGTCCTCGTTGGCATAAATGGAATGCATGATCCCAAAAATGGGGTTGGCCTTGTTGATCAGCGTTTGCACAGGCATGGTGCCGTACTCATACAAATCCTTGGTGTAGGTCGGCATCGACATGCGTTCCTTGGTGCCGTACTTGGTTTTGCGCCCCGTCCACGGGAAGAAATAATCCTTGATCTCTTGAGGACCCTGGCCGCTCATGAGCTTGGTCGCAATGGCGCCGAGCAGCATCGTGGTGGCGATCAGGGCCAGGGTGTATGTGATGCGATGGCCGGCCTTCTCGGCGATGCGCGTCAGGGTGGATTTGGACGCTTCGTAGTCCATGCGCGCCTGCGCCGTTTTGGTGAGGCCTGTACCCGCAGGCTCGGGTGGCGCGCCGCGCGCCATGTAGTCGAGCAGTTTGACGACGTCGATGGCCGCGCCCCCGAGCTCGCGGACGGTGCCCAAGTTCCACCCCACCGCGCGCACCATCATGTGCGCCACGTCCTTGAAGGTGCGGTTCCAGAACACGTTGTCGTAGACCATTTCGCCCAGGCGGTTGTCGACCGAATCCCAGATGCGCTGCATGGCCTCGTGCATGGCCACCGGATCGGCTTGCGGGTTGCGGCGCAGCCAGTCGCTGGCGAGGTCCGAAAACACGCCGAGCTTTTGCATCGGCACGATGTGCTCCATGATCACCGACGTCGATGCGCGCGTGATGCGCCCGGCGATCTCGAGCGGCACGGTCAGGATCGGCCACTGCATCTCGTGGACCATGGCCTGCAAATCCCGCCACAGGCGCGTCGCATATTCGCGCGGGAAACCGCCGACGACCTTGCCGAGCTCGGCCATGCGTCCCGACGGCAGTGTCAGCGCCCCTTTGACCTCTCCCGCGAGCGTTGCAAAACCGGTGCCCTTGAACGGCGAAATCCCACGTGCCGCGGCGAACGACATGTCCATGGACACGCGCCCGCCGCCGGCCTGCAGCGCCTCGACCAGTTGACGCATTTCCGGCGTCGCCCCCGAGATGTTGGTATACGCTTTCAGCAGTTTGTAACCGCGCGCCAGGTTCATGATGGGACCCGTGATCACGCCGTTGGCCTCGAGGAACGTTGCGGCCGCCCTGACCGGTTCACCGTGCAACAATCGTTCGATGCCGAGCGCGTTCTTGGAAACGATGGCGTCCAAGGTCGTGAACCCCAAGTGAAACCCTGAGAAGCCAAGCTGCAGCGCGTTGACGGCGTTGCTGGCGACCCGGAACAGCTGCGCCGGCAAAAAGTTCGCCAGCGCCGATGCGCTCAAGTGGTTGTTGATCACGCGCGCGGCATCCTGCGGCATGATGTACTTGCCGCGGATCACGAAGCCGCCTTCCGCCTCACTCCATTGCAGCACCCGGCCAACCGCATCTTCGATCTCGGCCCAGCCTTCCGGCATCATCTTGTGCGCCGGCAAGAATACGGCCAGGCCTTCATCCTTGAATTTCTGCATGAGCTTGACGCCGGCAATGAAACGCTTCATCTCGACGATCTTGGCGTAAGCGAGAATCAAAGGGTTGCTCGAGATCGGCTGCAGTCCCTTCTCCAAACCCTCGCGCGTGGTCGGAATGGTGCGCTGCTTCAAGAACGATGCCGGCCCTTTGAGCGGCCGGCGGCCGAAGATCTGCCGGAACACTTTCGATGCCGCCTTTTGATCCTGCCAGATGTGCGGGAAGTAGTTCTCGATCCAGTTTTCGAGCGCCCCGACGCCGAGAGCCTGCACCTCCTCGCGCGTGTCATCGAGCATGCCGCGGATGGTGTCGGCGGCTCGCTGCAGGGGCGCATGCGGCTGCGATTGGCCGGTTTCCATGGCGTCAATGAAGTCATAGCGGTCGGGAATGGGCAACTGGTCGAAGGCTTTGGCGTAGCTTTCGAGGTCGTGTAGCGCTTGGGTTTTGGCCTGGGCGAGTTCGCCCAAGTTCTCGCGCGTGAGGAGCGCCGCGGACCTGGAGAACTCGGAGACGCCGGCCGGCGCCAAGATGCGGCGAAACGCCATTACGAATTCGTTGTTGGGGATCGAGCTCGCGACGGTGCGAGCGACTTCATAGCCTTTGCGGATCGGTCCAGGAGCTCGAGGGGCCGGCGGCGCACCACCTTTGCCCTTGCCCTTTTTCTTGAACATCGGCAAACCTTCGAGCACCGAATCGCGCATGGCCGGCGTGATGCGCACCAGGTGCACGGGCAGGCCGCCCTCGGGCCCGGCGGCATTGTGTTTGGATTCCGCGGCCAGAAACTCGCGCGCGTCGCGGAAATCATCGAATTCGAAATGCCGGCCGTCGCGGTCGGTGACGCGCCAATGGCCGCCGTCGATCTGTTCGATCGTCGCGCGACCCCCCGGTTTGCTCGGTAGCGTGGCCGCTTCGACCGACGCACCCCACTTCTTGACCAGCGCGTTGACCTTTTTGGGCAGGATGCCGTCGTAGAACGCGCGCATGCCCGCGCCGCCGATTTTCAAGTCATCGCCCAAAAAATCGGTCGACACGGCGTTGGCGACGCCCAAGCGGCTGATCGCCTTTTGCGCCATGTCTTTGCCCAACAGTTCCGCCAGTTGCTCCTCGTTCAAATCAGAGGATTGGTGCACGACGGTGCCACCCTTGGTGGCGCGCACGTGATATTCCGGCGGTTCCTTGTTGGGCGTGATGGCGACGCTGATCTTGTCTGCCACCCGCTGCATGTTGTAGCGCCCGGCGTTGGTCGAACCGGTGTCCCAAGAGATGGCGTCATAGCCGCGCTCGACCGCCTCGCGCAGCATGTGCTTGAAGGCGAGCTCGGGCCAACTGGTTTTGAACGGCGCGTCGGGCGGGGCGTTAGGATTCAACCTGTTGCTTGGATCGCCTGCGGAGGCCGCCTTGAGTCTGGCTAAATCGAAACCGCTGACGTAACCATGCTTTCGACCCGCTTGATGCCAATCGGATTGGATCTCGTGGATGTGATAGACGCGCTCGCCGTGCGGACCGAAGCGGTCATCGGCGCGCGCATGCGCCACCACATTGTCGACTTCCCAATGCGGCGAAATGTACGGCTCCGGCACGGTGAAGATTCGGTCCGCCTCGATATTGCGTTCATCTCTCAAACGATCCACCTCGCGCGCCGCGGCGGCACGATCAAGGTCGCCCTGCGTGTCGGTGCGCGAGATGTCCATCGCTTTGTCGTACATCTGTCTGATGCGCGGCTCGTACTTATCGAAGATCGATTTGCGCAAATCCACGCCGTAAGGCTTGCTCTGCAAAGTAAAGAGCATCTCGCGGTAGTTCTGCCCGCCCGGCGTCGCCCATTCCTGGTACTGCGGTGGATCGCCGCCCGCCATCAAATCTTCGAGTTCGTGATACGCGCGCGTGACGGCCGGCGGTGGGTCTTCCTCTTCCCAATCTTCCGGAAAAATCAATCTCGGATGCCCGCCGGACTCTTCAGTGACATCAAACCCGTGCGAGCGGATCTCGTTGAGGTACACGTCGCGCTGGTCGTTACCGCCATACCTCACTTCACCCAGTTGCACCCGATGAGCGTGTACATACTCGGCAACTTCCTGCTTGGTCACGCGGCCGCGGCCCGCAAGCCAATCCTTCAATCCCAGCCATTGCATCTCTTCGGCCTTGACGCCCGTCATGTTGCGCAACGTGGCTTCCCACTCAGGCCCGGTGCCTTTGTCCCGCTTTGCCGCATCCACCGCGCGCGCGAGCGCGGAATAGAACGTGTCTTGGGGCTTGGCGGCCGCCGGCGCTTCATCACTGCGCTGCGATTCAGGACGATTGCGGGAGTTCTTCAAAAACGTGCGCAGGTCATCGAGCGTGCGGCGGACGAACAGGCTGTCGAATTTAGGCGCCAACCCCAACTTGTTGCGCAGCCAATCGCGCAGCAGCGTGTACAGTCGCTCGAGCAATCCTTGGACGGGCTTTGAGATGTCCGCGCCGTTGGCATACCGCTCCTCGGCGTAAGCCAGCGCTTCCTCCGCCGCCACCAGCCGTTGGTTCAAGGTCGAGGATGCAAAATCCTGGCCCGGGAAGGCCTGCTCGAACCGGGCACGCACCTCGGCGGGCATGGCTTTGAATACTCCGGAAAGTATTGCCTGATACTCGGCGTTTTGACGGTCGTCAAACTGCGCCCGCAGGCCGTAGTGCACGACGTACTCGTGCGCCAGGGTAAGCGCCACGTGCTCGGGACTGTGCATCTCATCCGCGACCAGGTAGATCTTGCCGGTGCGCGGATCCAAGAGGCCGATCGCGTCCGGATCGGTGCGCCCGGCGAGCTCAGGGATCTTGTCGAGGTCCGCGGCGCTTTGCACCACCACCACATCGGTGGGGTTGTTGCGAAAATGCCCGAGCAATTTGTCGACGATGGCTTTGACGTCCGCCACCGGCATGCCGACGCCGCTCTGCGATTTGGTGCGCTTGAAGGTGTCGCCGGCGGGAGCGAAGCCGGACTCCTGCATGCTGTTCCACGCGCCGGTCGCGTTTTTGACGAAGGCATCCGGCGCATTCAGGGCCGCGGCGCGCGCAAAACGCACCACGTTTTTGACTGCGTCTTCGGAAACACCATACGGAATGATGTTGTTGGCGTTGGCTTCGTGCAGCGCGCGCAGCAGATCCCAGGCTCCTGTGTTATCGGAACCCAAGCGCAACGCGGCTTTGGCGGCGTCGGCCATCGGCAACAAACCCACGACGCGATAATGATTGTTGAGCAGCAGCACACCGGAAGGTGTGTGCTGCGCGACGGTTTCGACGACTTTGCGCGTGCCACGGGGATTGGCCAATTGCGTTCCAATCACCCCTTCTGGCAGCCCTGTTTGCCGGTTGCCGGCGGCGTAGCGCCGTTCGGCAACCGGCACCAACGCGCGCGTCTTACCGCCCGGCGCCACCTCGCCCGGTATACCTTGGTGACCCAACAGGTTGGGATCGGAGGGAACGAAGGACGCTTTAGCGCCATTCGGCGTCAGCACGATCATGCCGTGCGTTTTGAGCCCCATGGCATCGAGCAGATCGGTCAGTTTGGCGGTCGCCGTGTTGTCGGCCTCTCCTTGAACCAGCGAACCGGACGGATGGTTGTGAACCAAATACACCGAATCAGCGCCTGGGATCGAAGCCACCGCGCCGCTCAATGACCAGTACTCGACGCTCGCGCCATTGATCGTGCCCATGCCGCCGCGGATCACCGACAGCGGTTTGCCGTTCTTGTCGAGGACCAGAACCGCCATGGTTTCCTGCGATCCTTTGCGCAGCGGCGCGAGCACGTGCGCGGCTTGCTGCCAAGTGGTTATTTTGTCGTGTCCTGAGCGGAACGTGCCGACCGTCACCAGTTTGGTTTTCTGGCTCAAGATGGCGGCCGATTTCTTGACCGCCGCGGCCGCCGGCGTCACCGCGCGTGGGGCAAAAATATCCAACTGGTTGCTGATCGGCCTTTTGCTCGCCTTGTCGGCGAGCGCGTACTCGGTCGGTGGCTCCTTGATGTCGGTCAGGTCCATCTGCTGGCGTGCCTGGCTGAACAGGTCATCCGGGCGCCCGGTCTCGAGAGATTCCTGGCCGCTGTTGCGTTTCTTGTCTTTGGCGATCTGAAGCTTCTTGATCTCGTTCTTGACGTGATTTTGCTCGCCGAAAAGGTCCCGCTGACGCTTGGAGAACGGGATGGAATTCATGTCCTCGGCGTCGCCTGCGGTCCGTTCGGCTTGGATCGCAAGCCGCTCCTGCTCCGCTTCGAGCGCGGCCATGCGTGCCTCGATCTGCTCGGCGCTCAAGCGGTCGATCTGCCGCTGCGAGAGTTCCGCCTGCACGTTGACGATGCGCTCGTGCTCGGCGCGCGCCAGTTCCTCGGTGTGCGTCTGGTTATGGCTCGAGAAATGCTTGATGCCGGCGAGCTCGTCCGCCAGGCGCTCGAGCAGCACATTGGGCGAGTAGTTGCCGTGCTCATCCGTGACCGGATACCCTTCCTCATGGAGATGTTCAGCAGCCTGATCGAAGCCCATGCCGCCCTTGCGGAAAGCGCGCCGTATCCCGACGTGCGCCGCGGCGAGCTTCATGTCGGCCGGATCGATCCCCTGAGCTTCGGCCTCCGTGCTGTCGAGACCCCGCTTGTGGCGGGCGAGATATTCGAGAATGGAGTCGTAGCGGGCATCGGGCCCCTGGCCACGCTCGATGACTGGTTTCCAGGCGACCGGCTGGGTTAGATCGCCGTGCGCGAGCCAGTCGGCCAAGGCCTCGTGATCCATGGCCGTGATCGCGCCGAACCCCTGCCAACCTTCCTGGTAGTGCTTGAGGTAGAGTTCTTTGGCCTGCTTGGCACTGCCGACGCCTACCACGACCTTGTGCTCATCGAACGCGCCACCTTCTGGCCGCAACTGATCGATGACATAGGCCTTGCCGCTGTCCGCGCTCTTGGCAGGCCCGATATACACATCGACGCCATCGCCATCAGCGCCTTCACGGCCGGGAAAATAGCCGTAGTGGGCGAGCATGGTGCGTTGCCCCGGATTGCCGTTGGGATAGGTGAAGGAGCGCTGCGAACCCGGCTCGTTTTCGATCTTGATCGGCAGGCCGTGCCATTCGACCGTCGGTTTGAAGTAATTGCCGGCGGCGGCTTGTGCCTGGGTGGGGACCGCTGGCGCTTGGACGCGCTGGCCTAGGACTTCGGTCTGCCGGCCACCTGATAGTCCGCCGCCGGTGGCAGGCCCACGCTCTTCAGCTGGTAACCCTGCTTGAGCAGACCCGCGACTTGTTCCTGGCGGTTCGCTGCCGCGACCTGCGCGGAGGCCGGATTGCTCCCGGTCTGCTTTGTTTTGAGCGAGCCGGGAATCGGCTTCTTCAAGAGATTGGCCTGTGCCATGCGAGACTCCTATCCCTTTCAAGGTGATGGTGCGCCCGTCCGGGTGCTCGAAAGTCAGCGTCGCATCGGCGAGGCGAGCCTTGGCGGCCGCCATGATGGCTTGCGCGTGCTCAGGACTGTCGGCTTGCACCACGAACTCATCGCCGGAGATGTGATAGGCGTTGCCGCCGGACGCCTGATGCAGCGCGGTGGCGACCGCCTTTAAGTAGGCATCGCCGGACGGATGCCCCATGTTGTCGTTGACCCATTTGAGCGAGTCGACGTCTATCGACACCTGCGCCGGCTTCTTGGGCGAATCGACGTACGCGCGCCGGTTTGGAATGCCGGTCAGCTCGTGCGCATACGCGGCCGCGAACTTCTGCTCCGGCGTCATGGCATCGAAGCGCGCGCGCAAATCGGTGTCCTGGCGCCGATCGGTCTCGGGCTGTACATCGATCTGCTGCGTGTGCTCGAGGTCGTCCAAATTCGCATCGCCCGACGCAGGGGCGGCCGCGGTGGGTTTGGCGGGCGCGTTAGTGCCGGCGGCGTCTTCGGAGGGGGGATTTTGTGGGAATTCTGTCTGCGCTTGAGGCGCGCCAGACTGGCCTTGGTCGGTATCGGCCTCTGCCGTTGCGGCAGATGCGCTCGACGACGGGTTCACTTTGGGCGCGGTACCGACCAGTTTTCTGGCACTCGCCAACGCCGCGCGCGCATTGGCGGCCGTGTCGAACGTGGCCACCGGTTCGCCGTTGACGTGGATGGACCAGCCTTCTTCCTCCGGCTGCAGCGTGATGTCGGAACGCTTTTCAGCCTTGGCGGCGGCCGTGTTGAGCGCCGTCATCTTGTCGGTATAGGCCTGCCTGGCACCGGCCGCGCCGCCGCCACCAGCACCCCCCAGCGGTTCACCGCCATCGGCATTCGTCTCACCGGTTGGCTGTTGCGGTCCAGTTAAAGCCGCTGTCGTCTCAGCGTTCGCGCCATTCGTCCCGGTCGGCACAAAGCGGCCGTAAACCGCATTGCCATTGCGATCGGTACCGTTGGGGATGTTTGGATCCCAGCGGTAGCCCGGATAGTCTTCCTGCGATGCAGCCGATGGCTCACCGCCGAGCGCACCGCCCGCCGCCATGCGTTGTGCCTGCGCGGCAAACTGCTCGGTGTCGAAGTCCCGCTTTGCTTGTGCCCGTGGGCCGCCAATGAGCATTTCGTGCGCACCGGCAATGGGAAGCGCGGTGGTGACGCCGATGACGCCTGCGGCGGCGATGTCCTTGAGCGCATCGGCCAACGACTGATCCTCATGGACGATGCCGACGTCGATCGCCTTTTGCAGGCTGGCCTGCACCACGGCGCCGGCGCCGTTGGCGATGGCCGTGCCGGCCACGCGGCCGCCGGCGGTTTGAGCGATGGCTGATCCGACAATGCGGTTGAGGATGGCTTGGCCACCGGGCGCGCGCGCGAGCACTGCGGATAGCGGCGCACCACCGGCGGCCGACGCCACGGCGGTCAGCATGCCGGCGGTCATCGCGATCTTGTCGGAACTGGCTTGCAGGTCGGCCGCCTGTTGGCGTAACAGAGCGGCGGCCGGATTCAAAGCGCGGCGGCTTCCGATCGGCGCCGCCGCATCAAGCTCATCCGCCTTTTCGAGCAGCCGGCTCGACTGTGCGTCTATGGCGTCCTTGGCGTTGGCGTAGCCTTGAGGACCAAAAATCGCGCTGCCGACCGTGGCGCCGGCAATCAGACCGCCGGCAGGGCCGCCCGCCGCGCTACCGGCCAGAGTCGCCCCGGCGGTCGCCACCACTGCCGGCAAGGCGGTCGCGGTGTTGAAGGCGACGCTTTTCAACGTCCAGGGGTCGAGCTTGCCATTGAGCAGGTCGGAGGGTTCCCACGCCCTCTCGTCCGCCCATGCCTGATAGCGCGAGTTGGCGCCCAACTCTTTGTTCTTGGCACCGTCGGCCAATGTGGCTTGAGCGTCGGCCATGGCATCGGCCTGCTTCTCCGGACTCATGCCGGCGTACTGCGACCATTGCGACGCAAACACGACCGGGTCGAGCCCCAAACCCCGGGCGGTCTTCTCGACCAGAGGATCTTGCGCGAGTTGTTCCACCGGCACGATGCCGGATTGGCCCGGCACTTGGGATTTCAGGCGCGCCGCGGCCTGCGGCAGTACGTTGAGCGCGGCGATTTGCAGCTCGGCGCTTTGGGTCTGGCTCGCACCCGTCGCCTCTTGGACACCGGCACCGACCCGCTCGGCCTGGGCGGCCAGAATATGCGGGTAGGCTTTGGCCAATGTCGACCAATCAGGGCCGGCGGTGGCAAAGTCCTTGGTGCCGCGATCCAAGTCTTGCGCGCCGGCCACGATAGAGGGCAGCACGCCCGGCTTTCGCACCTGATCGGTGTCATCGGCGTCTGGATCGTGGCCAAAGACAAAATCCCGCGCCTGCTGGTAGATCGAGCGCGTGTCCTCGATGGCGTTCTTGGCGACCGGTTTGATCGCGGTGGGATCCAAGGGCTCGGGCTGACCCACCAATTGCCAATCGCCGGCGATTGTATTGCCGGGCGGCGCATTGCCCACGGGCGCATCGTTGGCGGGACCCGCGGGTTGAGGCGGACCCTGCGCTATCCAGCCGGCGGCCATCGCCTATGGACTCGCGTTGGGTGCGGGCAGGCCGCCGGTGGGCAGCGCGGCATCCGGGTTTTGTATGGCGTTGCGGTTGTTCAAGACCGTGCGCCCGCCCGGGCGCGACACCAGCACCGGCTTGCCGTCCAAGCCTTTCATCCATTTACCCTTGTCGCCAAAGTCATACACCATGCCCGGCTTCATGCCCTGCACGACGCTGTCGGGCGGCTGCGGCGGGGCGTACTTGCCGCTCGAGGGCACGAGGGGTTTGTTGACCTGGGCAAGCGCACCGGCGCCATAGTTGTTCAAGATCGCAATGTCAGCGACGTGCTTGGCGGACGCGTCATCGCCGCCGTTGGCCTGGATCGCCGATTTGTAGACGCTGATCCAGTCGGCGTTCGGGTTGTTGGTTTTCGGTTTCATGGCGATGTTGGTGGCATCGCTTTCCGTATACCCCAACGACATCAGATACTTCTGCGTCTTGACGGCGGCCGGATCGCCCTTCTCGACGCCGGAGCCCGTTTCGCGCCCCAGCACCTTGCCCTGGTAGGGTTTGCCGTCGATCGTTAGCACCGGTTCTGCGGTAGTTGCACCCGTCTTGGGATCGCGCACCAAGGACACGAGGTTGCCTTTCGGATCAGTCGAGTACGTGACCGGACCCAACGCCGATTGCTTGTCGGTCAGCACGTCTTTGGCGCTTTTGAGCGCGGCGGCGTTGTCTTTTGTCTCTTGCGCATACGCCTTGTCGGATGCCTGCTGTCCGGCCATGGCCTGCGCCGGCGTGCCGATGCCCTTGAGCGCCGCCTGGCGCCCCTGCTCGATGGCATTGGCCTGCGTGTCGTAATCCTTCTGCTGGGCCGCGACGTTGTCCTGATGCGCCTTTTGCATCGCATCGTATTCATCGCTCAAGGTGCCGGTCAGCACGCTGCCCTGATTGGGCGTCGGCGTGCTTGAGTTCTTCATCAAGTGCAGGCCAAACTGCAGCAGCGCCGCGAACTTCTCGGAACGGGTCAGGCCCTCATCTTCGGGACGTTGACCGAGCTGTTTTTGCAGGTTGTCATACTTCTCGTCGATGTCGCCGTGGGTTTTTTCCCACCAGTCGAGGTAGTCGGTGCGCGATTTCGGGCGCATGGCATCGACCAGGTCCTCGGGGGTCTGCACCTTGGCGAGTTTCTTCGGATCGAACTCGACTTTGGGTCCGGTCGGGATCTGCTTCTTTTGCGGCTGACCCTCGATGCCGTTGGTCGCGGCCGTGGCCGGCGCCAACGCAGGAGTGGGTGATGCAGGGGCGGCCGAGCCCGGCGCCGTGCCGCCGGCGGAGGCCTGCGCGGCGGGCGGTGCGGTCGGCAACGTCATCGCCGGTGGCTGGACGTTGTCGATCGCGTCCTGGTCGTCTTCAGTGTCTAGGGTTGCGCCGGCGGCCATGGGTGGTTCCTCAGACCGTGGACGTGAGTCCGGACACGGTGCTCGAGTCCAAGGCCGGTGCCGTGCTCGACAGTGCATTGCTGGATAGGCTCGACATGTCGGCATCGCTCAACGACGGATCCGAGGTACCGCTCGAGCCGCCAAACAAGCCCGCCACCGTCGATCCCAAGCCGAGCAGTTGGTTGGCGACGTTCGACTGCGGCGCGGCCGCGACATTGGTATTGCCCTTGGCCGTACCGACCGCTTGAATCAACGAACCTAACTGATTGGCGCTCCAGCCCTGCTGGCGCATGAACTGGCCGTACTGATTGGCAAGATTGGTCTGGCTGATGGCCTGAGCGACGCCGCCGGTTTTCATCAAATCGGAGATCTGCGTCGAGTTCATGTTGGTGATGTCCTGGCCGGCGGCGTTGTAGGCCTGTGCGGCTGACAGTTTGGTTTGATTGTCGGCTTGCCAGGCCTTGACTGCCGCGTCATAGGCGTTGGAATCATTGGTGGCCGTGATGTTGGCGACATTCAATTGATTTTGCCCGGCGAGCTCGCCCCGCTGCAGAGCGCTGCCGGAACCGCCGAACGCGTCGGATTGGGCCGATTTTTCATTGAGTGCCGAGAGATTTTGGGCGTAGCTGCGGTTGGCCGCCGTGATCGCATTGTTGGTCACATCCTGCGTGTACGGGTTCATGTAGTTTTCAATCGTCTGCTGACTGAACCCGTTGTTGGCGACCTGGCCGACCAAGTTGGTGCCCGCCTGCACATCGCCCTGCGCCACCTGGTTGTTGGCGACGCTGGCGGCCAAATCGTTGCCCTGCTGCTCGTTCGCCGACATCGGTGCCGTGAGCTGCCCGGTGTACGCCACGAACGGCTGGTTGGCGACGCTCTCGGCTTGGCTCAACATCTGATTCTGCGCGCCGGCGAGATTTTGCGAGTTGGCGTTGTTCTTGTTTGCGGCCGATTGCGCCGATTGGTTGCTGGCGATGTTCGATGCCACGCCCACCGCTGCCACTCCTGCTGATACCCATCCTGCCGGCAAGATCCTTCCCCTAGTTCAAGTTCGGCACATCAGGGCCGCGCCATTCGCAATTTCGGCAGATCGGCTGCTCCAAGCGCAGGCAGATGATCAATGTCCAGCGCTCCTGATCGGTGGGATTGGTGACCCAGTGCGGTTTGGAGTTGTCGAACGCGAACAGGTCACCCACTTGCGTTTCGATCTCGGTGCCCTCGAAACAGAATTTCTGCCGAGGCGCGCTTTTCAAGGAAATGGCGAACTTCAAATAGTGGCGCGCGTGCCAGCCGGCATCGACGTGCGGTTTGACCTCATGGAAGGGGGGTATGCGCGTGATCAACACCATGCCGATGCTTTCGGCGTAGAACCAGCGGGCAAGATCGAAGACGAGCGGTTTCAGATACGTGAGTTTTTCATAAGGTGCCCACCACACCGACTCGTGCCGCTCGTTGAACGCACGCCGATCGCCGGTCCAGTTCTTCCAATGATTGAAACGTACGATGATGTCGGAGACACGCTCATGCGGATTCTCGGACGTATAGCCCGGCTCGTAGTTGCGGAACACATTCTGGTCCCAGAGCTGCGGATTGGCCTCGATCTGCTGAATCAGCGGCTGAACAATCACGCCTTTCTTCAAAATGCGAATGGGCGGATCCGCCTTGACGTCGTGCTGCGCGATACGTGTGCGGCTCATGCGAAGGCCCTCTCGATGCGTCGCCTGAAATCGCGCGCGCATTCGGCATCGATGGGAACCTTGGGGTGATAGGGCGTCACGCGCATGCGCGTCAAATGCCGATGGCGACCCGGATCGAAATCGGTTTCGGTCAAGTATTCCCAGATGCGCTTGGCGCTCGACGCCTGGAACAGATCGAGGTAGTGCACGTGCATGCCCCGCAGCCGTTCGAGCGCGCCCGTCCAATGGCGCGACAGCGCGGTCAGGCCGATCCTTTTGAGCGAGGCATCGATGTCCGCGATATCGCGATGTAGAACGAGTTTGCGCGCGGCGTGTGCATCGACCCAGGCGTGACACAAAGGCAACGCGGTGCAGGAAATGCCGAATGTCGCCTGTGCGTGGGGAATGCCGTCGAGCTCCTCGACGGTATGCTCAAGCAGCGGGTCATGCAAACACAGCGTCCGGTGCGTGGTCAACCAATTGGCCGCCCACGTGGAAGCAGACCGAGGCGCGGACAGCACCATGAAGTCGATCATTGCCGGACCCTTTTTGCACATCGCGAGGAAACGACGGCTCGCGGACGAGAAGGACTGTAGAGGAACGGCAACTCGAAAAAAATGTCAGCGGCTGACAGCGCCGGCCGCGTTCGGGGGAGGTGTCTTGACACATACGAACCGCCGGCTGTCGCGGTTGGTTTCGATCATGCAGGCCACTCACGACTAACGCCTGAACTTTGAAGGGGCTCCCCTGATCGGGGAAATCTGTCACCGGGAAGCTAAATGACTTTAGTGGCGCATGAAAGGATGCTAGGTCGTTTCATCGGCGCTGTCCAGTATTGACCAGACCATGCCCATCAGGAGCGGCATGTACATCGCGCCGACCTGCTTGCGCAGATCCGCTACCTCCTCGACGCTGAGCGAGATTGCTATTCCAAGCGAGTTGTAGATTTTGCGCCCCAATTCAAAGCGGCGCATTTTGACTTCCGCCGGCGGCAGGGGCTCCAAGGGATTCACAAATAGCGCCGCGCGCAGCAGTGCAATGCCGAGCGTGTACCCGTCTGGGGTTTCCTTGTCGCAGATCGGTTCGCCAAAGAAATCGGTCAGCGGCCGGGTGAGGTCATAAATCATACTGTTATACCACCTAGTGTAAAAGCCTCATGTATACCGAAATACGACCACGCCGTCGCCGCCCGCCGTGAACGTGAATTCCCCATGGCCGCCCGCCGCGCTCGAGCCATTAATCCCAACGTACGGCGCCGCGCCGCTACCGCCCGCGGTGCTGGTGCTGCTGCCGGCAGTGCCGTTGTTGCCGGTGATATTGGCTTGGTTGCCACCGCTCGCGTTGTTGCCCAAGCCGGCCGTGCCGCCGGCGCCCGCCTGGCCATCGCCGCCGGGATTGCCGCCCAGGCCGTTGAGGAGCGTGATCGTGAAGGTGCCCGAAGAGATCTGCGAGAACGAGCCGCCGGAATTGTAACTGCTGCCGCCGGTACCGACGATGACGGCAAACGTCTTGCCACCGGCGCCGGCGACGTTGAACGAACTGCGCGCGTAACCACCACCACCGCCGCCGCCACCCCCGGCCGGCTGCGCACCGATGTACACATTGCCGCCGGCCCCGTTCGCGCCGAAGACCTCGCCCACGACGTTGCTCGCGCCGTTGGGGATGGTTTCGGTGTAGGTGCCGTGTGCGCTGTAGGTGCGCGTCAAGGGCGTAAACCCGACGTAGGACGCGAGCACGGCCATGATGGCGTTGGCCATCAGGTAAGGCCAGGGCCGGTGATGAACCAGTTGTCGATGGACACCTGGCGTGCCAACGCATCGCCCGGGCCGGTCAAGGTGCGCGTGCCGGTCGCGCCCGTGGGAATCTGGGTGAGGGTGACCCCGGTTCCCGGCGCGATCAATTGGTTGAGGCCGCTCGTCACGCTGAACAGAACGCAAGTGTTGATGGGAAACGGCACAGCCGAGTTCGGCGGTATCGTCGTCGTATTGCCCGAGCTCGTTTGCAGAATGTCCTTGCCCGAATCCGACAGCACCAGCGTGTAATTTGTCGATTGCGCATTTTGCGGTATCTCGAGATACCCCGCTGCGTTGCCGCTGATGTACAGGGCGTTGGCATTCAACGTGCCGTAACCCTTGGCGCCGCCCGGCGTGCCGCTGCCTCCGAGCACCATCGAGCCATCGCCAAAAACCTTCAAGGACGTAAAACTGGCCGACGCGCTGTTGATTTGAAACGCGGTGTCCGAATTGTTGGTGCCCGCCTGCAGCAACATGCCGTAGCTCGAGCCAAGCGTGCCGTTGCCTTGCACCGCCAATCCGAATTGCCCCGCTCCGGCGTTGATTTGCACGCCGACCTGGGAACTTGCCGCGTTGACCGTGATGGGTGTCCCAGCACCGCTGAAAACGTGATTGCCGGTCCAGGTCGGAGCGATCGATTGCGACAACACCGGCGCGGCGTCGCTGCGCATGAACGTGACTGCCGAACCGTTCACGGCGGCGAGTCCGACGCTGGCGGTAGGGTTGGCGCCGCTCACGCCACCGCCGGAAACGATGGCACTGATCTGGCCGGCCGCGGTGAGCGTCACCGTCGGGTTGCTGTAACTACCGGCCAGGCCCGTGATCGGTTGCAACGCGGTCAGGGCGTCCGACAGGGCGGTATAGGCCGCGCTGCTTAGATCTACCGAGATTGTGCCGCTGCCGGTGACCGGGTTTGTGCCGCCGAGCGCGATCGCCGTACCGGGCGTTGACAGGCCGACCGAGGTGACCGTGCCGGCGCCGCCGCCGCTCCCCACCTTGGCATTGATCAGCGTGCGCCCGATCGCATCGGTGGTGAGATACACGTTGGTGCCCGCGGCAAGCGACGTTGGCGTCAAGACGGTGTCGCCGTTGAATGTGAAGGAATTGGCGGAAACGTTCACCGCATCGGCCAGTTCGCCCACGCGCGTGACGGTGAGCCAGTCCTCGCCCCAGGAGCCTGCGTCATCCACCGTCGTGAAGCGCAGCATGCCGGGCTCGACTTGGATCGCCCACGCCGCTTCATTGAGTGTCGGGGTATCCAGGCTCACCAGTTGCGTGTACGGCTCGATGCCGCTCAACGCGATGCCGGACTGCTGCACGGTGTCGCTTGGCAGCGGCACGACCGACAGATTCCCTTGGGCGAGCAAACCATCGATCACCGCGCCGCCGGTCAGGGTTTGCAACGACGTCCAGGTGTTGGCGGCGCTGAGCAATCCGTACTGCGGGTGATCATTGGCGAGCACCGTGGTCGAGCCCTCCACGTACAGAAGGTTGGCGAGCTGCGCGTGCACCAGATTGCCGGTGACGACGCCCACCGCACCACCGCTCACGTTCAACGTGCTATCTGGCAGTGCCCAGGCATAAGCCTTCAGGGCGTTATTCCACTCAAGCAGCGCGAACGCGCCCGGACTCGATAAACCGATACCGACGCTGCTCGAGGGTGGCGCGGCCGACCAATAACCATCGACGAAGGTCATGACATCGCCGTTGGCGGCCGCTTCGATGGAACCGCCATCGGTGGGCGTGAGATCCGAGAAGGTCAATGGCCTGAATTCGACGCTGGTGGCGCTCGTCGCGATCAGCACCTGACCGGCCGTCAATCCTGAGACGGTGTGCACGGGCCCGTTGCCGGACGTCGTCGCGAGGGTGTGCGGCGCGACTGAGGTATCGGCACTGCCGTTTTGCAACGCCGCGATCGCCGTTGTGCTGGCATTGACGCGCGCGACCACCTGTTGCAGCGTCTGCACCAGTTGATTGGCCTTGATTTCATCCCAATTCGCCGTGAACTGGATGTCGACGTTGCCGATGCGCGTGACGCTCGTCATCGACTATCTTTTGGCGTACGGCGTGGCCAAGGCCTGGAAAATGCCCATGCGGAAAGAGCTGCCGGTGCTGGCCGCGCCCGCATTGGTGAGGTTGTCGAATTTGAGCACGATCTGGCTGCCGTGCGCGTCGATGTCGATTTGATCGGTGCCGGGCGAGAAGGTAACCGGGCCGTTGACCACATACGCAGGATCCTGCGGCCGATCCTTGGTCATCAGCGTGATGTTCATCGCGCCGGTGAAGTAGGCAAAGTCCGGGATCATCGACACGACGCGCAAATGCGCATCGGAGCCGCCGACCGCGAAACGCGCATCGGAGCCGCCCATGGTGTATTCGGACTTGGCGCCACCGACGGTGATGTCCAGGGATTCAATGTACCAGGGAATCGCCTGAGTGCCCGACTGCTCGACCGCATCCAGACCGATCTCGTGCTGGTAGAGATAGCCGTTGTTGACGCCGTACGGATAACCGCCCATCGCCGGCGAGCGTCCATCCGCGGCGGTGCGGTTCCACGCACCGTAATACCAGACGCCATCTTCCCAGTTGAATGTCACATACCGATCGCATTCGCCGCCAATCGTCGCGCTGGCGCTGACCGGCCCGGCCAACGGGAAGTTCAAGGTCACGGCGGTCGAACCGTGGGTAAGCGTCGCCGTCAGTTCTTCCTGGTCCGAGAAGGTGATGGCGAATTGGCCGCTGCTGCCGGTCCAGGGGCTTTGCAACGTGCAGGACGTGGCACCCTGTGCCAGCGTGGACGTCAGCACGATGGGCACCACGCCGCCGCTCGACGGATACACCCAGGTGATCTCGCTCTTCTGTTCGAAGGAGTAGCAGAACACTTTTTCCGATTGTGAGCGCAGCAAGGACGTGGGCACGTTCGGATCGAACACCGTCGACCACACCTCGCAGGCCTGAAGATTCAGAGTGCCCGAGTAATTATAGAAATTGTCGTAGCCCATAAAATAACCGATGCCATCGACGTCGACCGCGGCATTGGGGCCCACGATCTGGCATTGGCCGGACGGATAGAAGTCATAGACGTCGGAACCGCCGACGAACACCATGCGGTAGAGCGTGGTGTCGGTCCAAATGAGATTCTGCCCCTTGGTCTGCAGTCCGGTGATGATGCGCGAGCCGCGCGTCAACTGATAAAAGCCGGCGGTGTTGGTGTCGGTCGGGTACCAATCGGTGATGTCATCGAGTGTGCACCAGCGCACGATCATCGGATCGTAGGCGCTGGTCAGATCGGTGCATCCCAAAGCGATGAGCGCGCGTTGCGCGACGTCGACCAAACAGCGCTGCACACCGGTCGGCGCCGACTGCAGAATGGCCGCCGGCGTATTCGGACCCATGGATTTTTGCCACCAATAGATCTCGCCGTCCGATTCGCTGGCGATCAAATCCTCGCCGTAATTATCGAGCGACCAGGAGCGCAGGCGCTGCGGAACGCCGCTGCCGACCGCGCGCGGCGTGCCGTAGGTTCCGGCGCCGTAGACGCCCGTGCCGTAGCCCAGCAATTGACCGTTCTGCGGCAGTCCGGTGTACATCTCGTAATTGATCGAGAAATTGCCGCCGCCGGTGGCGCTGCTGCTGGCCGCGTTCGGACCGATCACGGTGTAGGTGTTCGGATCGAGCACCGTGATCTGATAGGTGCCGGCGAGGGTGATACCGCCGACGGCGCCCGCGCCGAAGATGTCGATGAAGTCCCCGGTGTTGGCCTTGTGGCCGACATCCGTGATGGTCACCGTGTTTTGTCCATTGGCTGTGGCGATCGCGTTCACGACGTTCGAGCTTCCCCTCGAGGGCGTGATGTCGTACAAGGTGGCGTTGTTGACGATATAGAGTTTCAGGTGCGTGCCGATAGCGACCCAGAACTGGCCATCGAGGGACGCCCAATCGTGCACGGCACGGGCGATTCCGAGGTAGAGCGCCTGCGAGGAGCCGCCGCTGGTGGTGAGGGCTTGATAGGCCCAGCCGCCTTGTTTTTCGGCCAGCAGTTTATGCCAGCGCACCCAGGAACCGTCTTTCCAGCGGTCCCAATTCATGTAATTGATGCGGGTCTTGGCGCCGCGCCCGGTGGTGTTTGACAAGATGCCCGGCCCCATCGGGATCGACACGTATTGGGCGCGGCGCTGGCCAGCCATCAGTCGATATCGTCGCGCTGCGCATAGCCCCAACACTTATCGAGGGGAATCTCGCCGCACAGGCGGCACTCAATGGCGCCGGTCAGTCCTTTTTCGCGAAAATGCAGGTAGAACAGTTGGCTGCCGCACTTGCACTCGAGCACGAGCTCTTTCCTCTTGGGGCGAAAGGTGTCGAGGTCTACGACTTTATCGTTCAAGAAACGACTCCCTGCACGTTCGGATTGCTTCCGCCTGAAACAAACGTCACCGAGCCGCCGGCCAACTCGATCGCCTTGCCGGCCGCGCCGGCCGCCCCGAACGCCCCATATTGGCCCATGGTGGTGGTGGCCGGATTCGAGCCGGCCGTCCCGGCCGTGCCCCACGTGCCGCCGGCGCCGGCAACCCCAATGGAACCGGCTCCCTGGCTCGTACCGGTGCCCGCCGTGCCCGCGGCACCATTGATGCCCGCCGTGCCCCAAGTCCCGTCCTGGGCGATCTGCGGCGGCGTGGCTGAGATGTAGGAGCCGCGCCCGCCGCGCCCGGGCCGGCCGCCGCCCGCACCACCCCCGCCGCCGCCACCGTTGGCGCAGCCCAAGCTCGGGTTGCCGCAGAAAGCACCGCCGCCACCACCGCCGCCACCGCCGCCCCAAATGTTGCCGTTGGCGTTGGTCACGTTGAAGGTGCAGCCGGACCCGGGCCCTAAGATCGCCTTACCGCCCGAAAGTCCCGGCGCGGCTGACAGCAACGTGGTACCGGATCCGGGGTAGCTCGCCACCGCGCCATCGCCGCCATCGCCGCCCTTGCCTTGGATGTAGCCCAAGTTGGTGAGGTTGATGGTGCAGCCGGAAATCAGGCCCGACAGATCCATCGCGGCCGTGCCCGTGGTCGAGGCCTCCATGATCACACCGGCATTGACCTGGATGTTCAAGGTTGCCGGCGTGGAAAGACTGCCGATGACGGCTTTGAGCGACCAATCGACGGTGTTCGAGGCGATCGTGATGGGCAGCGTGGTGCCGGCGCCGGCGTTGGTGTTGGCGAAATGGCCGCAAATCCAGCGCGTCAGCGCGGCGTTGTAGCGCATCAAGAATCGATCGACCGACCCGGCCGCGGTACCGAGCACCGGCGGCGTGCCGTTCTCGAACCAGAACACGGCATTCCAGGTGAGCGTGCGGCCACCGGTGCCGTCCTGTATGACGAGCAGATCGATCTCGGCGCCGTCGACCACGTTCACCGGCGCGGCCATGGTGCGATTGCCGGTCAGGGTCAGGCTTTGCGCATTGCCGTTATGCCAGTCGAGCGTCGTCGTCGGCGCTTCGGTGACGGTCATGTAAGACCACGCGGTCGGAATCGAAACGATGTTCTCGACGATGGTGGAGGCGGCGATCTCGGCCGCGGTGCGCCCGGCGCGCATCCAATCCCCGGCCGGCGCACCGCCCAGGCTCGAACTGTCGGTCGAGGGCGCCGTGATCGCCCAGCAATTGCTGCCATCGCACCAGATCAGTTGGATGGTGTTGGTAGCGACAGTGACCGTGTTGGTCGATCCGGAATAGGTGAACTCCAAGGACTGGCCGGTCTGATTGTTGATCAGATACATCTTGCCGGTCACGGACGAGGGTACCGTGATCACGCACGTGGCTGCCGGCGTGCCGGTGATCAGCAAACCGAAATAACGGCTCGTGGATGAGCTGCCGGGCGTCAGGGCCGGCAACGAATAAGTGACCGCGCTGCCGACCGAGAAACTGGTCCAACCGGCCACCGCCGTGTCGAGCAGCTGAAGCGCATCCGAATTGAGCGTGGCACCCCAGGTATTGTCGTAGTAGCCGGTCGCCGGCAACCGTACCTGCAAAAAGGTCGAGTATGAGTCTGCCATGGGCCCTCCTTAACCTTGCGCCTGCGCCGGGGGCGGGGCGGTCGCCGGCTGCGGCAGCGTGGCAATCGCCTGCAACGGCGCATAGGCGCCCTTGCGCCAGGCGGCTACGAGCTCGGCGCGCGCGGCGGGCAGCAGTTCGACCTGATATTTTATTTTCATGTCGTTGTAGCGATCGTCGGCCTTTAAGAACATTTCCGATTCCATCAGGCAGGCCGCGAACAGAACCTCTCCCACCGTATCGCCGAGCCAACTGCTGCCGGCCGCGACGATCGAGATGGGCCGGCGCGTGTACTTGCGCAGCATCGCGGTGGCATTGGCATCGCAGGCCGGCGCGATCTGCCAGTTGCTGGTGGCGACATCGCAGTAGTACGCAGGCTGGCCCGCGGCGGCCTGTTGGTAGAGCTGCACGAACTCCCAGGAACGCTTGCGCACGATCCGGTTGACGCCCGAGTACACCACCTGCAGGGACTGCTCGACCACGAATTGCGGCGCGACCGTGGCGCTCGCGCTGACCGCATCGGCCATGGGCAGGGGCCAGTTAGCCGTGGTCTGACCCGAGGTCAAAGTCACGGCTTGCACTTCGTTGTCGGAAAAGGTCAACACGTACACCCCGGTGCTGCCGTTCCAAGCGCTCGCGAGCGTCGCCGATGTGGCGCCGGGCGCGATGCCGGCGGTAAAACTGATCGCCTGCGACCCCAAAGGTTTGGCGAGCACCGTCTGGCCACTGCTCAAGGCGACGCTGTCGTTGACGTCGAAGATGTCCAACTGGATGTCGCGGATCAGACGCAATTCGCCCATGAAGATCATGCGGTTCAAATTGGCAAGATAGGTCGCTGATTGTTTGAGCGGCCAGGACTGCAGGGCGGCGTAGAGTTGGGCGTAGCTGTATCCGAGCATGGGTACCCCTCAATTGCACGCGATGTTTGGGAAAGCAGTGGTCGGAGGTGGGAAATTCGCTGTATAGCGCGCCACGCCGACGGTGTATCGGAACTCATCCATGAGGCCGGAATATTGGTACAACCCTTGCTCAGCCCATCCTACGACCACATAAGAACTGCTCAAATAAGGTGCGAGGTTAAAATTGCCCGCATACGCATCTGAGTAACTGGCAACGCCGTTGACGTAACAGGTAATGTTTCCCGAATAACGAACAAACGCAACATGTGCCCACGATCCTGCCGGCACACCGATCTCTCGATAATGTTGAGTGCCGCTATCATCGTACCAGTAGTACTGAACCAACGGCCCCCCAATCAACTGAGTCCCGAATCCGGCTGGAACATTAGCTCCGCCGCTACCGATTACACCAAATAGGCTGTTGCTGAAATTATTAGTGTTGATCCAGCACTCCATCGTGAAGTCGCCGGTGCCGGGATTCAACTGTGTCGCTGTGGAGAGTGGTATAGGAGCATTAGTACCCGTTGTCGCCGGACCCAACGCGGACTCCGTGGGAAACGACGATCCATTTCCAAAATTGGCGGACGCCGTACCGTACAACACGTTCGACGTTTCCAGCGACGTTGCCGGGCTGCCGCTATTACCGGTCACGAAAAAATTATTCAGCGACGAGTCTGTGAAGGTCATCGAGCCATTCGCCCCGTCGAAGTGCAGCAGCAATTCGACGTTGCCGAAATGCGGATCGCATTGACCGATGGTGTAAACGGCGGAGCCGACGTTCGATTGCGTGTAACCGGCAGCAGTGGCGATGGCCTTCAGGGTCTCGTTGGCGGCAACGTTGACGGCAGAGAAATACACCGTGCTTGAGGTGGTTGGCGTTGAGCCGTCCGTGGTGTAGTAGATCGTGGCGCCCGCGGTGGCGCTTTGAATCTGTACGCTTTGGGCCGACGCGTAATTGCCGGCCACGGGCAAGAACGTTGGGGTGGCTGCCTGTGGCAGGTTGATCACATAGGAAGCACTGCCGACGTTGGATTGCGTGTAACCGGATGCCACCGCGATGGCATTGAGAGTCTCGCTCGAGGCAACCGCCACCGGCGCGGAATAGACCGGGCTTGACGTGGTCGGTGTCGACCCATCGCTGGTGTAGTGGATCACAGCGCCGCCGGTGGCGCTCAAAATGGTGACGTTTTGCGTTCCGGTGTAGGTGCCTGCCGCCGGTGAAAAGGTGGGAGTCGCTGCCTGCGGGAGGTTGATGACGTACGCCGCAGATCCCACGCTCGATTGCGTATAGCCGCTTGCCGTGGCAATGGCTTTCAAGGTCTCACTGCTCGCCACCGACACCGGGGCGCTGTATAGCGTGCTGCCCGTGGTTGGTGTCGAGCCGTCGGTCGTGTAATAGATGCTCGCCCCCGCCGTGCCGCTCGCGATGGTGACGCTTTGCACGCTGTTGTAGGTGCCAGTTCCCGGCGAAAAGGCCGGTGTCGCGGCCTGCGGAAGATTGATCACATAGTTGGCGGATGCCACGGCCGATGGCAAATACCCGGCCGCGGTCGCCATCGCTTTGAGCGTTTCGCTGACCCCGACACTCACCGGCGCCGAATACACCGCACTGCTCGTCGTCGGAGTCGAGCCATCCGTGGTGTAGTAAATCGTCGCGCCGGCGGTGGCACAGGCGATCACCACGCTTTGCACGCTGTTGTAAGTGCCTGCTGCGGGCGTGAACGTCGGCGTCGCGGCCGGGCTTTGCGGCGCGAAGGTGACCGACACGATGTTCGAATTGCGGCTAGCCATACGGATCGTTGAAGGTCGCATCGTAGCCGACCACCATGTAGTACCAGGTGCCTATGCCCGGATCGACGTCGGTGTAGGTGTTGGTTTCGACCACCAGCGCGCCGAACTCATCCGCCGTGTTCGCGAGATTGGCGAGCTGCGTGAAGTTCACCCCGTCGGTCGACCGATTGATGAGATAGCCGGCCGTGACGTTAGCGCCGCCGCTCGAGCCGATCGGCCTCTTGCCCTGGGTGGCCGCGCTGAAATCATCGGTGAGCGTCTGCGCCGGCGCCGGTATCTGGTTGAAACCGCTCCAGGTGAGGACGATGTTGTTGCCCTGCTGCGAGGCGGTCAGAACCGGTGGGCTCAAGTAGATGGCGTCCGGCGTGGGCTTGTACAAAGCCACGGCGTCAGAAACGACCGCCAGACGTTCCTGCGGCTGGGGTGGATCGTAGCAGCCGGCGCAGACCCGAATGTTCGGGTAGTAGCCGTCCATGACCAGCTCTTTGAGCAGATAGAAAAGGCCGCAGCGCTGACACTGCCCCTTCGCCATCCTGCCCGCTGCGTACATCGGCACGGCTCATCCTCACTTTCCGATGTCGGGAAATTTCTCGTGCACCTTGCGCTTGATTTGAGCCTGCTCGGCCGGGCTCGCGTAATGCGCCATGGAGAGCGCCGCGCGGCCGTGGCTCTCATCGGGAATGGGATATCGACCGCCCGGCAGTGCGAACTCGTCCTGGGGCAGCTCCTTGCGCCGCTGCGTGGTCAGGCGCGTCATGATCCCAAGGCCTTGACCTGAGCATCGTTCAAGCCCAGCACCCGGGCGCGTGCCGCGGTGATGCCGAGCTGTGCCTTGCGCTCCACCGTGATGCCGGTGACGGTGCGCTCCTGCAGCGTCAACCCCAGCGCTGCCTGCTGGATGCCTGACAGATTCAGCGCCTCGAGCTCCTTGGCGTTGAGCGCGATGGGGGATCCGGTCGGTGGCAGGGCACCCGCGCTGCTCTTGGCGCCTTCCTCCAGTTCGGCCGGCGCGGTCGCGGGATGGTTGGGGACCACGAGAGTCAGCGGCGCCGGCTTGTTGGGGGCGGGTGCGGCCGTGGCTTTCGGCACTAGTTTGACCGGGCGCGGCGTCAGGTTCACGCGCGCCGCCTCGACCGGCTGGCCGGTGGCAATGAGGTCGCGCACCTTGACCAAGTTCCAAACCCCGTCGGCCGCTTGATAACTGGTGGTCACTTCCACCTCGCGCTGATCGACATAGTCGTAAATCTTGCCGCTGTCGGTCTCAAGACCAAAACGCGGTTTAGGATTGATGATGCCCATGGTTTGCTCCTGCTGGTTTACCAGCGGCCAGAACGGCGCCGGCGGTGGAAAGTGAATCTTACATCGCCCCAATCGCGATTCGCGTCGAGCGCCAGGGCGAGCACGCCGCCGATGTTGCGCGGGTTGGGATCTGCGCCGCGGTAATACGCCTGCAGCGTCTCGTAGCGCTGCGCGTTGAACTTGAGTGCCAGTTTGGCCGCGAGGCCCGCATGGAAAGCCTCGAGGATCTCCGGGCGCATCTGCAGCCCTTGGGACAGATCCTCGGTCGGGATCGCCGTGTTGCACATCGCCCAGTAGAAGATCTGGTCGGTGTTGTTCTCGGGCGACCGCCACATGGTCAGGACGGTCTGATTGTACTGCTTGTCGATCAGATACCGATCGGGGCGCCCGGTCTGGGTCTTGTCCGGGATCTCCAGATACTCATCGCGGCTCATGGGGTTGATCGGCGTATCGCGCCCGTCGCGACGCAACACCGCATCGGAGACGGTCAGCACGCCCGGGGGCAGCACCACGGTCGCTCCGACCGTGACGTTGGTGGTCAGGTTCAGCAGTTGGAACTGCCACGTGCGCATCCCTAACGTGAGCCACTCGGAATTGAGCATGAGCTTCATGGAGCGGATGGCTGAATCAATGTGATCGTTGCCCGGCGACGCGGCCGCGATACCGGCCCGCTCGAAACACTCGCTCAACACTTCGGCGATGGAGGGCGACAGAAAGGCGACGTTGCTCGTGATCAGTTGGGCTTGTCCGAACGGGTTTACGCCGAAAGCACCGGAGCCGAACGCAAACGGCGGAGCGCTGCTCACGGTGCCGCGAACACGACGTGCTCTACCATGATTTTCCCGCCAAAAACGACGAGACATTGGAATACACAAGAGCGTAGCCGGCGTCGTTCAGGTGCGTAACCTCTTCAATGATAGACCCAACCATAAGTTGAGCCGTTATAGTTGCAGTACACGGGATCTGTGGCGGTGCCCGTAGTGCTCACGGCACCAAAATAAGTTGGCGACGTCACGCCGTTGTTGACCGAGGCCAATGCACCGACGATGCCCGAGGTGCACGTCGGTAGCGTGGCAACCGTGTAGACGGCACCACTGATAGTGCCGTTAAAGGTCTGCGCGCCCGTAACGTCAGGGAACAGAGCAATGGCTGACTCACCTGAGTGCGATTTTTGGACGTTACCGATTGATCGGATCGTGATCGCGCCGCCTGTATTCCCGCCAACAATGTTGTAAAACGGGAAAGAACCATCGACCGTATCATCCAGGAAGGTGATGTTGTCGAAAACAGGACCGCCGTTCGTCGCTATCGTTATCAGAGAACTGGTGTATGAACTTGCTGCCTGTTCGAATTTCGTTGACTCCATCTGGAGACTTACAGAACCTGTCAGTTCGACTACGACACCTGTATTGCCGCCAAAACTTGTTCCTGGGTAGGCCGCAACTTGCGCACCAGAGACTATTATTTGAGACGAAGCAAGATAGGAACTGACGATCATGAACGTCGTTCCCTGCTCAAATCTCCCACCGTAAACCTGATACTGACCGCCGCCATTGAATAGGAAGTCATTCGTATTGCCGCTGGTACCCCAGCCATAGAATGCGTAACTGCCGTTACCGTTGTAGATGTGCCCCGACTGGCCTACATCAGAGAATCCGTTAGCGAGACCATACGCATTACCGCCAAACCAATTGAGGTTCAGAGCATTCGGTCCCTCTATGAGCCAACCCACCGAATTCGCAGCGGGTGCTCCCACATTGCCGTGAACAGAAGAGTTTTCCCAATTGATGAAGCTGTAGTCGTTGGTACCATCTTCACTCAATCCCAATCGCCAGCCGACAAAACCAACGCCGCTGCCTTGCACGAGGTCATTCGTGAAGGTGAGATTCTCGGTGCTGGGGATGACCGTATCAGTGTCGATATCCCAGCCGACAATATTGGTCGCAGCGCCCGTGTTGATCGTGACATTGCGGATGGTCGAGGAGCCCCAGCCCAACATGTAGAACACGGACTGCCCAGACGTATAAGTGAGCCCCGTTGGCGTGCCTGCGGTGGTCGTCAACGCGCCGTGCGAGAGCGTCTGCAAGGTGAACGTGTTCGTGCCGACCGCGCTCACGCGATACTGCGTTGGGTTGGTATAGCCGGTGATCGACCCTGTACCGCCGTAGGTGCCGGAAAGTGTCAGCGTTTGCCCGACGACCATGCCGGTGCAGGACGAACAAGCGAACTGCCCTGCCGTGCCGCTGATGGTGACACCTGAAAGCGTTGGCGTGGCGCCGGTCCAGTTAATGTAGGTCTTATACTCGGCATCACCCTCAATTGACATCCACCACGCGGCGCTGTTACAGCCATTTACGGTGCTGCTGATATTGTAGGTGCCGTGCGGGAACTTCAGTATGCCACCGGCAGTGCAAGCAGCGGAAATAGCTGCTTGAATCGCGGCGGTGGAATCCGCGCTACCTGTAGGATCGGCGCCGCCCGCATACGCAGTATTCTGAACGTTGTACTCAACCGGCGAGATACACCCACCGCCGTAACCCAGTGCTTGGCCGGTGGTGCAACCAAAGAGCGTTGCCACATTGGCTGCGGATGCTGCGGTAAATGCAGAAGTGCCGTTGGCATACGGGATGCCGGTGATGGTCCCGGCAACGCCCGTACCGCCGTACACGGGCGCGACGGCGCCGGAGCACCAGGTAATCGACAATGTGCCGGTGGTGGTGAACGGCACGCCCGAAACGCACAGCGGCGCGACCGCGGTGGCAGACACGGAGCTCACCGTACCGATCGCCACGCCGTTGACCGTCGGCGATCCCGTCAAAGCCGCGCTATTGGTGTCGGCCTTGCTTTGCCAGGCGCTGTTCCACTGCGTGGCGCTCCAGATCTGGCCATTCGATACCGCGCCGCCATTGGGGACACTCTGACCGAAAGCGGTCAAGCTCAAGGCCATGGTTAGAACGGTGCTTGAGGTGCACCACAACAGTTTTAAGATACGTTTCATTTAAGTTGCCTTAGGGTAGGGGCGCGGCGCACCGGGCGAAAGCAGGCAGGGGTCGAGCTTCACCCAAATCAAAGGTCGGCAGCCATACAACTGCGCCTGGGAGGAGGCCTCGTTTATGCCGGGCATATGCTCAGGGCCGTTTGCAAAGGGTGAGCATCAAAGCGGGAAACACTCAGCTATCGCAGCGGCAATGTCGTAATACCCTGTAGCACTAGGATGCAAATACCCAGCAACGCTGTCATCACCGTAAGGCATCGTCGCATTCGCAATAGTGTAAGACTGCCAGCGTGCGGATATATCAATTAGGGGCACGTTATTCGACTGAGCTATCTGATAATACTTAGCGTAGTACAGCGCCGCGACGCCGTTGGTACCCTGCGCTTGGCCTATCGGATTGCCTGTTCTTAGGATAACGTCTCCCGTTGATTGCCCCGCTGTGATCAACGTATTAATCGCAGCGGCCCAATTGGTCA